TGCGGCTCGTACTTTGATGCCGATCATGGAAAATACATCAAGGATATCAACAAGGCGACAACTTATCAAGTCAAGGACGAGGATTACCTTACACCCGGAGATAAATTTGTCAAGGTTGCGGTAACAATAGAAGAAATTTAATAAAGCTCCAGAAGAAAGGAGGTAAATGGATACCTTGTATGATCGTTGTATCGATGTACTGTCACAGTATTGTATATACTTGATTCAACAAAAGCGGTTTTGTGATACAAGGCTGGTAGGAAGAGCAATTGATGCTGTTTTAAACTCAACGGCAGAATCGAAACCGAAACTAGGTGGATGTGAGGTTGCAGAAAAAGCTCTTCCTTCTCCCTCTAATGCTTTGTAAGGGTATTCCAAAAGTTTGTTTAGTAACAACGCTTGAAGGAAGAAAGGAGTCAGAGATGCCAAAGAAAGTTCCAACAGGGAAAGAAGCCAAAAAAATCAAGAAAGGAGGACGCTAAATCATGAGTTACATCGATATTGACCTGTCAGGTTACATTGAGCCACAGGTCATCAAGGGGCTTGATCAGGTCTATACCCTCAAAATTGTGAGCATCGAGGAGAAAGAGGGTGTAAGCGAGAAGAAAAACAAGCCCTATCATACACTTGATATATTATGCAAGGTTACCGATTCGGAGGTAGAAAACCCGCAGCTTGTAAGAAAGACACTTTTTTTGCTTACAGGTGAAGAAACAAGCGACCAGGTTCAGAGCACTATAGGGAACATCAGGAGATTCAAGAAAGCTATTGGGGATGTTGGCGTGGACGGTGAACCGACTAAAGGTATCGATACGGATAGTTGGATCAATTGTGAATTTAAGGCCAAGTTGGGTCTTGAGCACTCTGATGAGTTTGGAGATCGCAACACAATCAAGCGGATTGTAATGTCGGCACCAGAAGCATTTTAAGCCATCTGAAGCACAATGAGAGGATCACAGGAAGAGGGTACTACGTCAACGAAAGCGAAAAACGAACAATCCTACTGTATAAGGAATATAACGGCTTATGGAAAGTTACTATGGTAGTAGAAGCCCCGATGAGGGCCTTATCCATGAGTGGAACAAAACTTATCTTGCTAGCAGATAAGTGGGCTAGTCCTTAAAATCACATACAGGTTGGCGTATTTAACAGAAGGGTGGTATGGCGTAAGGGCTGGTGGGGGGATGGCAATGCGGAATAAGCTCAGGTGGGGGGCTCCGTAATAATAAATCTAATTAAAGGAGGTAGCTGTGCCAAAACGCCCCGAAACACTTTTAGGTAAGACTCCACGTTTCAAGTCAAAGTGTGGTTGGCTTTATGTTACGGTTGATGTTAATGAGAAAAATGAGTTAGTTGAGGTTTTTTTTCGGCTGGGCAAGCAGGGTAGCTGTGCAAGAGCCTGGCTTCAAAATCAAGGAGAAATTATAACGGATTGGCTCAGCACCTCCAAAGTAGACCGTATATGGAAACATTATTATGGGATAAATTGTGTGGGAAATATCGAAGGGCTATCGTGTCAGAATATTATTGCAAATGTGCTTGAACCTTTTTGTAATAAAGAGTATGTTAGGGAAATCAAGGAACGAGTCGGTAAACAAAAGGAAAACGAACAGAAGGCTGCTCTAGAGGTCGGAGGTGACTATTGAGACAAATTGATCAAATACACTGGATAGTGTGGCTGGCATTTTTAGCTTCCATGTGCAATCTTACATTAACCTTGATACTCATGGCTGCACTATTGCGATAATAATTATTTTGATGCACCAGGTGAATAAAAAATGATACGCCAGAAACACGTTCTCAATAAAAATTGCGCCATTATCTGGCGAAAGGACTCTTTGGGTTATTATGCTACGCTCTTTTGGGGTTGGAGAACGTCTCAAGGAAAGTTCGAGCTTTACCAGTGTCATAGTATTACCACCAAGCGTTATGCCAAGTTAGAAAGGATGAAGCGAGCGACATTCCTGTTGTGCAGGTCATTTGGGTTAACTTTGTCCCATACAGAAGATTGGGTAGGAAAGGAAAAATAAGAATGACCCTCCTCTATAATACAAATCTGTATTACAATACAACCAGCAGACCTCCAAAACCCTGTTTGCGGGAAAGCCTACGGGAAGGCATAATACAAGGATGACCCTCGATATCCAAATTCAACCCCAGGGAAAAAAGGGCGCAAAGATTGCCTTTTGTGGAGAAGCCCCCGGCGCAGAGGAGATGGCTTATCGTCCTACGCCAAGACCTTTTGTTGGCCCCGCCGGGCGAGAATTAAATAATGAACTGCAACGTGCGGGAATCCGGCGGGAAGACACATTCATTACAAATATTGTAAGATACAAGCTTCCTCGGAACGACTTCTCCGTTATGTATCTTGATAAATCTTGTACTAAACCAACCTTGGAACTCCAGGAGTGGTGGGCCTATCTTGAACAGGAGCTTAAGGGCGTAAACCCCAATGTCATTGTTCCTCTCGGGCGTTTTGCTCTTCATGCCATTACCGGCTTACAGGGAATAGGCAAGTGGCGTGGCTCAATTGTTCCCTCGAAGTGGGGAGCAAAATGCGTTCCGACGTATCACCCCAGCGGCATTATACAGAATTGGGAAGCAAGGCCCCTGGCTATCCTCGACCTGCGAAAAGCCAAGCGGGAATCCCTACACCCCAAAATCATCTTGCCCCCGGAGAATTTTATTCTGCGCCCGACTATCGAGCAGGCTCTTGCTTATATCGAGAAATGTCGTCAGGTTGGCATTGTATCGGTGGATATTGAGACCTTTCGGTATTATCAAATCCTGTGCATCGGCTTGTCCTGTGCAAAGACTACCGCCATCTGCATTCCATTCTATGAAAACAACCAACCTTATTGGCAAAATGGAGACTATCAAGAGATTACAGGAGAGTTAAAGGATCTCTTAATGGACTCTAAAGTTAAAAAAGTCGGGCAAAATTTTCAATACGATATGAGTTGGTTGCAACGCAAAGGATTCCCGGTAGATAACCTGTGGTTTGATACTATGGTGGCACATCATGCGGCCTGGTCAGAAATGCCGAAAGACCTGGGAACTCTTGCTTCCATTTATACAGATCGGCCTTTCTGGAAAGATGAGAACAAAGACTGGAAACGCATTCGGGATTATAAAAAGTTATGGCATTATAATTGTCTCGATGCCTGTTCGGTATTTGAAATGATCGAGCCTCTTCAATCTGAAATCGCACTAACCGGTACTCGTAAGCAGTTTGAGTTTGAGATGGAGCTTGTGCCGATCTTCGTGGATATGACAATGCGGGGGATCAAGTTCGACCGAAAGAAGCAAGGTGAGCAAAAGAAAGTTGTTGAGGATATGATTGTTGAAAAGCTTGTTGATTTGAATAAGTACATTCCTGACACCTGGGTATGTAAGAAATGCAAGGGAGTTGGAACGATAGGCAAGAAGAAGGTCAAGGAATGTCCTGCCTGTAAGGGTCTCGTTAAGTGGATTAACTACCGGAGTCCGGCGCAACTTAAGGAACTCATCTACACGCATTTAAAATTACCCAAAAGCGCCTTCGGAAAAAAGCTGAGTACCGATGAGGACGCTCTTTTAAAGCTTCAGGCGAAGACTCATCATCCCGTACTCCAGATAATTCTCGACCTTCGGGAACTTGAAGAGCTCCACGAGATGCTGTGTATGAAATGCGATAGCGATGGGCGGATTCGTACAACTCTTGCCTGTACGACTGAGACAGGGCGGCTTGCGTCATCAGGTAGCCCTTGGGGAACGGGCCGGAATCTACAAAATATCCATCGCAAAACGAAAGTTCCAATTCGGGACTTGTTTGTGGCGGATGAGGGGTTCACGATGTTGGGGCCGGATTACAGTCAGGCGGAGGTACGGGTGATGGCCTATGAGTCGGGAGATGTACGACTCATTCAGGTGTTCGAGGAAGGACGTGATATCCACACTGAAAACGCCAAGGCAATCTTCGAGAAAGAGGTTATTAACAATGACGAGCGGCAGCTGGGTAAAAGAATCGGTCACGCCTGTGACTATGGGATTTCCCCACGTGGTATAGTTGATGCCGTGCTACGGGAACTCGGCCCTAACTATGCAATTTTAGAAAAGGAGGCCAGGAGATTCCAGGAGGCTTACTTCGCACATTATCCGGGTTTGCGAGCTTTCCACGAGCGCATTATGAAAGATATCCTTGCAAATCGAACAGTATGGAATTGTTTTGGCAGAAAACGGGTTTACCTGGGGAGACCGTCAGGAAAAAGCCTGAAGGAGTTGGTGGCCCATATTCCCCAATCGACAGTGGCGGATTTAACAGAGACAGCGTTTAAGAGGATTAGTAGAAACGAAGCTCTGCTGGCACATAAAGTTCAAAGTCTTTTGCAAGTACACGATCAATTGCTTTTACAATGTCCAATGGAACATGTCGAGTTTGTTATACCAATAGTAAAGGATTGTATGTCCCTTTCCTTAAAGGCTTACTATACAGGACTTGAATATACAATACCTGTGGATATGAAACAAGGAAGGTCGTGGGGGGAATTGAAATGAATACAGGGAGCACCAGAAATGGCTGAGATTAATTGTTGTACTAATGCCTCATGTCCCTTGAACGGCGCATGTGGCAGGTTTGAATCCGACATCCCGAAGAGTTGGTTTACACGTTACTGGAAGTTTTATGTGTTTTATGTGCCGGAGGAGATAGGAGGCTGTTGGAGATGTGTTCATTATGTGGCACGGGGCATAGAGGTTGAAAGATAATGCGATACATGGGAAGTAAAAACAAAATAGCAAAATACATTTTGCCAGTTATGCTTGCTGAAAGAAAGCCAGAAATGTTTTGGGTGGAACCCTTTGTAGGTGGCGCAAATATGATAGACAAAGTGCAAGGCAAAAGGATTGGAAACGATAGTCACAAATACCTTATCGCTTTACTCAAGTCGTTACAAAAGGGTTGGATACCACCAACTGAAGTTAACAAGGAAATGTACTACGATATTAAACAAAACCAAGATAAATACGACGATGAATTAGTTGGTTTTGTTGGTTTTCTGTGCAGTTTTGGGGGTAAATGGTGGGGCGGTTACGCCAAAGATAACGAAGGCCGCAACTATGCGGAAGTGGGTAGTAGAGCACTGACAAAGCAAGCAAAAAATCTAAACGGCGTTGAGTTTATCTGTGGAAGTTACTTAGATATGAAAATCCCTAAGAATAGCATTATTTATTGTGACCCGCCTTATGAGGGCACAACTGCCTACAAAGATACTTTTAATCATACAGAATTTTTTCAATGGTGCAGAGATAAAGCAAATGAAGGTCATGTGGTTTTCGTGAGTGAATATAACGCACCAGATGATTTTAAGTGTGTAAAAACGGTTGAATACAAAACAATACTTGACAAGAACAGCCAGAACAGCCAATATAAAAGAACAGAAAGGCTTTTTAGGTATAGCGATGGAATTTAAAAAGGAGCCCCAAAATGATTTATCTTGCAATTCCTTACTCTCATCCTGATAAGGAGATACGAGAAAAACGTTTTCAGCTAGCCAATAAAATAGCCTCTGAGCTAATGAAGACCGGAGAATATGTCTATTCTCCAATCAGTCATTGTCATCCTATTGCTCAATACGGCTTACCACTGGACTGGGCGTTTTGGGGGAAATATAATAAGGTTTTTCTTGATATATGCGAGAAAATGATTATCGTGCTGTGTGATGGTTGGGAGGAATCAAAGGGGATAAAAGAGGAGATTGCTTTGATGACCGAGATGCACAAACCGATTGAATATTTAGAATACGTGGAAGCCGGTGGGAATGCTCAAAATGCGGTAACAAAATAATAATGCCAGGAGGAGGTAAAAAATGATCGAACGCTGCAAGTTTAGTAAAGAATGTTCGGGTTTCAAGCCCGAAGATACAAAGCCGTTGTTTGGAAAGATATCCGATTTACCGGGGGATCAACCGGTGGGTGAAATCAAGCCCCTTTCCTTTGTCGAACTCGCTGAGGGTGTTGGACAGCTGGTGCAGGAGAAAAATGAGGCTTATGGAGATGCCTTCTCAAAAAGCATGGATTTTTTGTGTATACTCTATCCTGCTGGTATCAAGGTTGAACAATACAAAGATGTTTTGGTGCTTGTCAGGATGTTCGACAAGATGATGCGGATTGCATCTGGCAACCAGTATGCGCTTGGAGAGGATGCTTATTCTGATCTTACAGGATACGGACTCCTCGGCATGAAAATGGAAATGGACAGTGTGGAATGATGGCCAGCGGCTCTTTTGTTCTAACCTTCAATGAGATTGTCCTGTTGCCCCTTATCGAGGAAGCCGTGAGAGTCTTTGAGAAACAGCAACATGTCGAGGCAAGGTGGACAGAGATTCGTTATGATGATGCTCATAACCAGACCATCGTAAGGCTGGATGTTACCAGGCAGCTTGAACCTGTAAGCGGGGAGAATACTCCGCCAGCGATAGGGGCCTAATGCACTTCGAAAGAAAGGATTACTAATTGCACTTCATAGACCTGTTCCATGACTGGCTTCACGAAGTCGAGTCCCCCTTGAATTTCCAGACCGCCACGGCGCTTTTTACAATCAGTGCCGCAGTGGAACGTAAGGTCTGGGTTAACTGGGGAGTTGACTCGATCTATCCGAACGTCTATCTTATTCTTGTTGGGCCTCCTGGAACAAAGAAAAGCGTTATTCGTCGGGCAAATCAACTTCTTCGGGGCCTTGAAGTTAATCTGATGCCTGATAAAGCTACCCTGCGTGCGATGTGGAATGCAATGGAGGCCAAGCACAAAGTTATCCAGATTGACGGCAAGGACATCCGGCATTGTTCCTGGGGCTTGATAAGCGAGGAGTGGCAATTCTTTATTGGCGACCAGGACAAGGAATTTCTTAACAATCTCAACAAACTCTTCGACTGCCGTGATAAGTTTGACTACATCACCGCCACCCAGGATGAGGTTCATCTGAAGAATGTCTACTTTACCATGATCGGCGCAATTCAACCTGACATCTTGGCCTCCACGCTACCCAAGGAGGCTATTGGCTCGGGTACGACCTCCCGAATCATCTATGTCGTCTGTAACAGGGAACGCCTCAAGAGGGCTTTTCCTATTATCAATCCATTAATGGAAGAACAACTTCTAAAACAGGTCGCACTTATCAATGCCGCCCAGGGCGAGATGCATTTTGATAACGAGACCAAGAAGCTCTTAATTAACTGGTACGAAAATGGAGAATTTGAAAAATCCTCTCTGCGCCAACATCCTTACTTCACTTCTTATATTGACCGAATCCCTACGCATGTCGTCAAGTTGGCTATGTTGATGTCTCTTGCGAGGTCGTCGGGAAAGGGCGAAATTGACTATATTATCAAGAAAGTAGACTGGCATCGGGGCCTCAAATGGCTTGTAAAGCTCGAACAGCACATGGCGGAGGCTTATGGAGCTTATGGACTTAACAAGCTGGCTTATGCAATATCTCGGGTGCAGAAATACATACAGGCAAAGAAATCCTGTCTGCTGAGTGAGGTGTGTGGGGAGTTCTGGCAGGATGTGTCTTATAGAGACACGCAAGAGGTAGTAAGATCACTACTGGCCATGCAGAAGATTCAAGTAGAAACAACGGTTAAGGGAGAGATGTTACATTGGATAGGAGGACATGAGAAATGAGAGATGCCCAGGCAAGAGAGTCGATTGACAAATTATATGCGTCACTCGAAGCTAATCAAAGAGCTATTAAGGATTTATACGAACATATTAACGAACATAGGAAACGTAATTATGCGCTTGAAGACTACTTTAAAATTACTTATGTGGGCAAAAGCGCACATTATGAAAAGCTGGGCATTTGGGACTATAAATAAGAAAGCAGAGAGACTAAAATGATTCCAATAAAATTTGAGGAGGCAAACATTATTTTTCGGGGAAACCAATTAGAGGATTCGCCTACGCCTATTTTTAAATCAAAGGAGGGAACTGTTGTTAGTTGCTGGGGTTTATCCTTTGTTGAAAGATTGAAGATTTTGATCAGGGGTAAACTTTGGTTAACTGTTATGACCTTTAATGCACCGTTACAACTCCCAACACCAGATGTAGAGTGCCCTTTGATATATACAAGGGCGTTTAAAAAACTAAAAGAACATGAGAGAGTGCTACGGGAGGCCAGATAATGTCCAAAGAAACCATCAAACGGGGAATCGTTTTTGGGGATCTACATGCCCCTTATCAAGATGAGCACGCAGTTGAAATCCTGAAACAGGTCATTCAGGATGTAAAACCCCACGTACTTATCGATCTTGGGGATACAAGCGAGTTTGAATCCATCAATCACTACGATAAAAACAAACCCCTCAAACTTGAGGGGAAGCGGCTTACAAAAGACATCGAAAGAGTTGAAGACATTCTGTCTGATTTTCGTACAATCATCGGTAAGGACTGCCAGTTTATTCATTTAACTGGCAATCACTGTGAAAGGCTTATTCGCTATGTTGAGGCACACGCCGAACTTGCAGAAACCTTTGATATTGACGTAACAAAGCGGGTTGTTAATTTTAAGCATTGCGACTTGAATGTTCCACATGGCAGATTTTATAACGAGGGCAAGTTGATGTTTCATCACGGAGACAGACGTGGGTATCAATCTATTCATCACGCAAAACAGTGGGCACAGATTGGCCGGTCGGTTGTCTATGGCCATTTTCATAGCGTACAAAGATTCCCACATGAAACCCTGAAACGTGATGGAACTACCGACAGTCATGCCGCTTTTGGCATTGGCTGTTTGTGTATTCGAGACAGAGATTGGATGTATAACCAGAAATCGGTATGGCAACAATCTTTTGGGGTTTTTTATCTGGACAAGGAGGGGTTCTTTTCGATGTATAATGTGGATATAGTTAATAGACGGGCCATCTGGAATGGGAAGGTCTATCGAGGATGAGATGGGAAAACAGGTAGTGTCTCAGTTTTAATCTAAGCTTGCTTTATGGTAAGCTATAGCAACATGACAGATCGTGCCGGAGAACAGGAAACAGTGTTAAATGAGCTACACTAACACCTGCATCCAATCGGTTCCTCCGGTGTGTCTTCCTCGGGATCTCTCTCCACCACATCTTCCTCTCCCAGTATAAACGCACAGGTCTCATCACCCTGCCTGGTAGCACAGTTCTTACAAATCACAATGAACTGATGGGGCTCGGTTTCCTCAACAGTTAGTTCCTGTTCGGTATGTCCCAGGATTGCATAGTGACCGCAGTCCAGTTCAACCTTCCCGTCTCGCTTCATTATATCGCAAACAATTTTGATAAGAGTAGCAGGACACTTTCTCTGTTCCAGTGTTAGTGTCATTTTGTTTCCTCCTCACGGTCATACAAACGGCATGATATTAACTTGTCAATCTTGTTATCTATTGAGGTTAACCACTCTTTGATCCCCTGCATTTCCTGACGGAAATCGTTCTTGAGCAGATAATCCAGCGGGAGCTTTTGGCGGAGTTCTGTTTGTTTTTCTTTAATGGCCAGTAGGTAATTCATACACTCAGCCCGTCTCCTTTCACAGGCTGCCTTAAATGCCTCAAGTTCTGTCTGAAGTGCGGTATGAGCTACTTGATAATCTTCCTTCATTATTACCTTGGATTTTGATTTATGCCATGCTCCAATTGCCGTAAAAGCCCCTTTCAGAATAATGGCACAGATAGTTAACACAACAAGAAATCCCTGCATATTCTGGCTGTTTATTTCAACTTGCATATCTCATTTCTCCTTGGGTTTGAATTCTTTACAAGCCGGGTATAGGGGATTCGTCAATTGCACTTTCTGGATGCAATTTAACTTGAGCTTGGCTCTGTAAAACAAACAATCCTTGCATTTAAGCGGTTTGTCCATAATAGGCTCTGCCTCGTTTGAGGAATTGCGTTTCGATATGAGTCGGGTTGAAGGTGTCCTGGGCCAGTTCAATAAGGGCAGATTTTTTGTATCTGTCAATGATGGAGCATGTATAATAATCTATACTAACATAATCCCTTACGCACAGCGTATGAAGCACAATCGATGATTCCACAAGCATTACAACCCCACTCAAACCGGCCTTGTCTTCAAACTCTGTCGGTGTTCTGAAAATATACGGGGGAGCCTGTTTATGGACTCCCAGTACCTCAACGGCCTCTTCAAGAAATGTATAACCGATATCCAGATTGTCAATAGCCTCATGGCTACATTCATAACAATCGAGCAAAAGCTGCACCCCAAATGGTTTAACGATTTTGGCCAACTAAGTTTCCTCCTTTGAAAAAGCCTTGTCGAAAGTTTCGTTTACAGCGTCATTATATTCTTTCCAGGACAATCTCAATTTCTTACATAGTTCCCTCTCGATTTTTGTGGCGAATTGATGTTCTTTATAGTAAGGCGCATCAGGCTAGTTTCCGGGTTCCTCATGGGTATTCCCCTTGGTAGCTTCAAAATGTTTATCGAAAGCGGTGATGGCTTTTTCGCTAATTCCCCGATCAAAGCAGAGAGATTGTTCAATTATCTCATGTACCGCAACAAGCAATTCCTTTCTCCAATCCCCCATTTCAGCCACCATAACAACCCTTGCATTAGGTGTACCGATATAATCCCCGACAGTAGGATATCTCATATCTGTTCCATCAATTGTAATAACATGAATACTCAATGCCATTAGAATTCCCCCATTCCGAATGATTTAGCTGTCTCGATGGATTCGTGTATCTTATCAAATCCATCTTTAGCATATGTTAATTCATCTGCCGTTACCGTCTCTGCCATTTTGAAAGCATTTGCTTCAGCTTCCTCGATAGTGTTACCAAGCCCCACTGCTGAGCCTACAATGTCAGACTTATCCTGGGGGACGTAAAGATACCTGTCATCCATCTTGCAGAGGTTCCGAAAGAACAATCTGCCAAGGTTTTCTTCAGGGAAATCAAGATATGTGGTCTCCTGGACTGCCCATTCCGACTTTAAAAATACCTGAGCCACATATTTAGCATTTGCTTTTAGCTGTGGTGATTCCCCTTTAGCAATTGCTATCATATTGTCCGAGAGATTCTCCCACAGGTTACAAAGAGAGGCATCCGGGGGGGAGCCAAAGCGTTGTGTGGCATCATTGAACCAGGGAGTCAGGTTCTCATCCACCAGGACTTCCGTGCTAAAGGCTCCAAGCAAGCCATGCCGAACAAACCACCCTTCCAGGTTATCATGAACCTCCCCGAAGGGAGCAGGCAGATCATAAAGTGAGATTGGTTTTCCAAGGTAGCAGGTGTTCTTGTTCTCGATTCCTATTGCACCCATTGGTAAGAAACCCTTCTTGGCACAGAACCATTCTGTTCCCCATTCAATGCCCTCAACGGGATCCTCAACAATGAAATCCATTTTATTCTGGAAAGCTCCTGCATCATGACGAAGCTTGTCAATACGCTGCTTGGAGTGATCCCACGTATCATGGTGCATGGTTTCCATCAGGCCCCTGAAATAGGAAGTCTTGATGTATTTATTATTGACGGTTTTGAGGTGCTTTTCGAGAGCATCGATTCCAATAATATGTTTAAACGGTATCACAGGCAGCCCGACTTTTTTAAGCACCTCCTTGAGTTGAAGTCGGTTCATTTCGATAATATCCGAATGGCCTGAGCCAAAAACATTATAACCATCTTCCCGAAGATGCGTAATGAGATCGCCATCTCCGACATCAGGGAAGATAATTACGTCCTCATGTTTGTTGCGTTTCCTGACGGCATCAAAAAACTGCCATTCATTATCGATACCATCAATCCCCTCGCCAATTTGAGCTTTCTCCGCAGTAGGCATTGAACCTTTCCAGGGACTATAATAACCTGTATCAATCCCGTGCCTTGCAAACTCCATTGCTATCCCAAGAAATAATCCATAATCAAAAAATAATGCTTTCGGAGTAGCCATTATTGCAATGCCCTCCATTTTAAGATAGCTGCATCTCTCTTGTCGGATGGTACGTCACGGAGCCTTGATTGAATGTGTTTGAAAAGTTTCTGACGTTCTTCGGGGTTAGCCTTTTTATAGACCTCAAAAGCCTCATCGATGGAGAGATGGGAGATTGCACCTTCCAGGTAGCCTAACTGGGCTTCATTTCTGAGCCTCCTCCGTGTAGTTTCTGAAAGAGTCTCATAAAACGCTCGTTCCTTTTTAGGCAACATGTCAATATAAGGACTGCGCCTGAATGAGTCCACAATATTCTTGCGGAGCTCGCTTTCCTTGGTTTGCTGAAATAACCCTGAGTATTTTTTCGTCATATAACGAGATGCGGCAACTTCAGCGGGAGTGTGGGCTTTACTGGCAGTCATAGGAACTCCAATAACCGGTGCGAGAGCAGTTGGTAAAGCAGCTTTACCTTTCATCCATTCCTCAGTGCGTTGTGCGGCCATTGGAAGAGCTAGATCTTTCACGAAGTCCTTTGCAAGTTCCGTGTTCGATTTAGCCAACCTGTCCTTGTAATAATGCAGGGCTGCCCCAATAGGCGGGCTTACCTTTGCTATAACACGTCCAGATAAGTCTTGAATCGCTTCGGGAATCTCGAAGATAGATTTTAAGAGTCGCCCGTAGACTGCTGACCCATCAGGATTATTCCAAGGCATCCTGACAACCCAGGGATTAGGGTTCTCAAACATCCACTTTCCTTCGCCGTCCAGGTATTGTGTCATAAAATAATTATAGAGATTTGCCGCCGCATAAACACCTATTGCGCCATACACATAGCCACGATAGTATTTCGATTCGAGTGCCATTGGATGCGCAACGGATTTAAGAATTTCCTTGGCTATGGCGATGTGAGCTCGTTGCCAGGAAGGGGAGAGCAAACCAAATTGCCATTTCTGTCTTGCTTCTGGGCTATACCAGTATTTTGCCATCCACTCGGTTGCCCGCAGCATCTTGGATTTAGCATCGCCGCCACTTAGCATGTTGGTTACGATATCAACTGCTTTATAGCCAATTTCAGTTTCTTCTGCCACGGTAAGAGGTCGTTCCACCCTGTTAATGGCACGTTGTTTCATATCCCGAAATATATCCAGCCCGAGACTAACAGAAAGCCCCCGATGAACAACATCAAAAGTGAGTGCGGTCATTTCCCGGGGTACGAAGGTTATAGTTTTCTTGACAAGTCCTCCACCATAGAGCATGTTGTGATAGCGTCCGATATCTTCATAGTTGATACGTTTAAAGGCATCCAGCCCACATTTATTAAGTACCCGCAGTTCAGGAGACATTACCTCAGCTTCTTTGAGGCCCCGAATGACGTTCTCAATAGGCATCTTTCCAGCTATTCCACGTCCGCCGGCGAGCCCATTTGCGGTCAATGAGATTATATGAAAGCCCGAAGTCATCTTACCGGTTTTAAACATATTATTGAGTTGCTCGGCTTTTGAGTATGTGGGGTTCTCTATATATGCCCTAACCCACGGAAGGAACTCTTTTCGAACTCCAACTGGCCCCTCGATAATGTGTGATACTCCGTCTTGATCTTTATAATGAATTGCATAGTCAAGCAGCCGATGATCGAATTTGGTATAGCCGTCGGTCTTGTTTTGTTTAATCAGCCGTGACCACGGTTCCATGATACGCATTGGTTTGAGTTCTCCCTGGGCAGAGCGCAACATCTCTCCGCCTACAGGGGATTCGATCTGGCGTATTGTGGCAAGCATCTTGCGGGTTTCAACAATACGATGCACCTCCTGGTAGCTTTTACCAACAAGCTCTGCTACATTAAGTGTAGCCGGTTGGTATCCAGCGGCCATAGCCTCTTTGTACGTTCCAAAGGTACGTTCTTTCATTGAAGGGCCACTCTTGGAAAATTGCCCCCAAAAGGGCGAAAACGGCTCTCCGGTTTTGGGATCAATTAACCAGTGCTTGATATAGTTAGGATGTTTTGCAGCAACTTCAGCGGTAATCAGGCCATTATCAACAGCATACTTGGTGATGGATTTTTGGAGTTCTTCGGCGTGATTTAACATCGTCTGTTGTTCTCTGGGAAGTTGTGCTTTAAGCTCGGGATCTTCAGTGGCGAGTAGGATATTAGTTTGGGTTTCAATCTTATCTTTGTCTCCTAACTTAACACCCAGTTTGTCATATTGTTGAATGCCCCATTTGGTTATAAGATTATTCATCCAGGCACTGTCTCGAATTACTTCATGGTGTTTAAGCATTGCTCCCTTGGCGGCTTCGACTTCAGAAAAGGGATGACCAAAAGACCGTTTGGCTGTTTGGATGAACTCACGGGCCTTATCGATAATATCCCCGGCGGATTGCTTTCCTGTTTTGAGGATTTCTTCAGTTGAGGGGCCGCCACCATAGAGTTTGGTTTCAGGAGGAACTTCTGCTGTAACCGGCGGTGTTTCTAATTCAGATCTAGCTATCTTTTGTATGTAATGTTTGTATATATAATTATCATATCTTTCTCTAATCTTTGATGGAGCCTGATAGCCGCCTTTTTTCATATATTCTGTTGCTTTTTGTTTTATCTTCTCTGGTATTTCTAACGTACCTTCTATATAACGTTGGATTAATGTTTCTTCAGTAGGCGTTGTAGAAATATCTGCTATAGGCTTTGGAGGTTCAGGTCTGGTTATAGGAACTTCTTCAGACCTTAAAAACGGCAGTCCGAGATTCTGCTGGATTACCTTTTCGGGCAGATTCAGATCCTGCGACATTTTGGTTACAACTTCCGGGGTAACTTCAGAAATATCTTTGAGGTTGTAAGCCCTTAAAAGCGAGTCAGAGCTTTTTGCTAAAAGCGGGCTGAGTTCGGCTTGACGACCGACTCTGGTAACTTCTTTAACCGCTGCATTATAATCCTCGGTGTGAAGCGCCTTGACCCCTTGCTCTTTAAGTTTCGCTGCGACTTCAGGTTGGTTATCCTTAAGCCAATCCATTGCCTGTTTGCGATTAAGGAATTGCCCATCGGGAGTTATGAACCCCTTTGAGTGGTCAAGAGACTCTTTTGTGCCTGTACGTTTGAGAATATCGATGTGACTTTCGCCAACGACCCCCTCAAGAAGCCCTCGGCGAGTTTGAATAGCGGGACGGAGATTCTCGACAGGAGGTGTTTCACCTATAGGGGGCTTTTCAACAATTGGTGAAACCGGCTCTTTAGGTGAAACAGGCGGAGGCTCTATTCCCAGGTCTTTTAATTCCTTGGAGGCCTCAACAGCTTTGAGTTGGTCAGTTAGTTCTTGTTCGATTTTAGGAAGCCGTTCAATCTCTATTCTTTGAGATATTTCCTCTGCTGCGTTCTTTGGTTTGAATTCTTTATTCCAGAATTCGATTCTTTCACGTACAATATCAAGTTGTTCTCTAAGTGATTTAGGAGTATCGAGGCGATCTATCGCACGGCGGTCTATTGGAGGTGTTTCAGTTTCAGGCTTTCCAACACTAATCGCACCTTTTTCCTCTTTAAGAGGCGCAAACATATCCTGTTTAATCCGGTTGGCCTCAGCAACAACTTCCGGTGTATGGAGCTCAGGCCGTTGGGTTACATATTCTGCGAGACCGGGAGTGGGTTGTTCGATTCCCATTTCAGCAAATTGCTTTCGCACCGCAGGTTCATTAAGCATTCCACCTTTTTCGATTGGCGGAACAGCAACTGAGGCAACCGGTTTCGGTTTAACCTCCGGCACAGCAGCAGATTTAATTGCTCCTCCAACTTTTCCAGCCATATGCAATCCTGTAATTGGCAGCGCAGTTAAAGCAAGTTCCTCTGCGGTTGGAAGTCTACCCTCACGAATGAGGGGTTCTGCTGTGCCCATTGTGGCTATTTCTGCGGCAGGGGTAACTGCTTTGGCTATCATAGGCGAAAACTTTCCACTTGCCTGAGCAGCCGTAATAATGCTTCTTGCTGCCAGGGTATCCCCGGCTTTAACGGCTGCTTGATACATTGGACGAAACTCCGGTGCGAGGGCACGTAAAAATGTTGCTCCGCCTACGAATTCCATTAATTTACCAACTGTACCTGCAATGGCTACCTCTTTAGCAGCTTTTCCGAGGGAGGTTGTTTCAGGAGCTAAATAGGCTTTTTCTGTTTCCTTTATTGCAGCGGGAGCCATGAGAGCTCCAGCAGTAGTTCCTACAATAGGCACAGCAGAACCGGCAACTCCGCCTCCAATCATTGCAGGAATATCACCGGCTAATTCTCCTGCACCCATAGCAAGTTTCTCAAGAAATCCCTGTGGTTGATACGGAGCAGGCATTCCTTTCTCTCCGGCAGCAATACGGTATCCGAGCCCCGCAGATGATTGTGTCAGTCCTCCCTTGGCTGCCGCCCATAAACCTGTTTCAGGAACAGCGGCACTTGGTCTTGTGAAAGGCTGCTCATACAGATACCCGGCTTGTTGTTCGGGAGGCAGGGCCTCGGATTTGGAATAAATGTTTTGAGGTTGTTGTACCGGAATAGGTTTTCCCCCGGCTTTAATCGCTTCCTCATAGGTTAATTTTGCGACGGGTGCGGCGGGTATTGTTTCTTGTGCCTGTATATCAATCGGCTTTCCACCGACTTGAATAGCTTCATCGTAGGTCATTATAGTTCATTTCCTTGGGCATCCCAATATTTCATGGTTCCATCGGGCATTTGAACTCCCTGTACGGCTCCTGGAGGGGCTCCCGCTGCCGAACTAAGTGTTTCATCCCCGCCACGTTTTGGTACAGCGGCAGATGTGGGTTTATAGAATGCCCCGTAGCGGGCAAGCCATTGTTCCGGGGTTAGCATTTTTTCGGTTGAGAGATGTTCCCCGGAAGCCCAACTCTTCTCATAATCCTGATATGCTTTAATTCTTTTCTGCTGTGCGGCTTCCTCTGCGGCTGCTGCTCTATCAGCCTGAACCTGTTTCTTGCGCTCAAGTTCAGCTTGAGCCGCTTGCACCCTTCCTTTTGTCAGCCAGTCTGCATAGGCTTTGTTCTTTTCAATCTCGGATTTTTTGTAGCCCAGTTCTGCCTCACTCATCCCCAGTTCTCCGGGAAGCTTGGCACGGGCTACGGTGGCTGCTTCCTCACCACCAAGAGCAGCTTGATATGCTGCTGTTGCCGGAACTGCCAGTGAGGAGGGGTGTCGTCCGGCATACTCGGCAGCAAGTTCCGTTGCAAAAAGATGTGGTTGTCGTTCCCACCTCTCAACGTCGGCACGGTGTTGTATATCGGCCATAGTTGCAGCTTCCATTACCTGACGGGCATAAGCTGTTGCGGCTTCCCGTTCTCTTGCAAGTCTCGATAGGTCAACCGCATTCCAGCGATTTGCATCTTCTTTGGCCTGTTGTGCTGACCATGTGGCGTATTCAGGAGTGTTGGGCCTTGGGATGTTTGAGGGAATCCATCCGGTTGCCCGATTTCGCTCAGCCATCATTGCATCTGTAACGGTTCCTTTATAACCAGCGTAATTCTGCGGGAACGAAGAGGTGGTAGGCACTGGAGTAGGTGATGGAGGACTCATAGCAGGCGGCACAGGTGCAGGCCACTGGCCGGTAAGGATTCCTCGTGTTACATCATATCCGAATGGGCTAACTGAAGGTACGTTATACCCAGAAGAACTAACAGGCGGTACATTATATTTAGTATAAGCATTCGCCGCATTAACGGCTTTTTCGACACTCTCTCCTCCGGGTTTCCAGATCTTTGTGATTGCAGGTGGAGTTCCGGGTGTGTAAGTTACCAGTGGCACTGCTCCCTGACTTGAAGGTACATTGACAAGTGGCTTACTTGTCGGGCCTGGAAAATTTGAAGTAAACTGCTTTACCCAGGAGTTTAATTCAGGGTTGTTTGTATAATCATCTGCCATATCTATATCCTCCTTACGGACTTGTTTGCATTGGATTTGGAAGGGTAGTTGTAGTAGGATAAGTTCCGCTATACCCATATCCAACATGCGTGGTATCGCTTACACCGAAGCTTGCGCCAATCTGCATAGTGGCATGAATTGCCTGCATTGCAGCAGCAGCAAGTTGGGCATAATACTGTGCTCCCCCTTTAGCGGCCTCAACATCGATATTTACAAGACTCACAAATGATTGCAAGTTTTGAATAGCTGCCTGAAGCGCAACTTGAATATTGGCATTGTTGGTCTGTTCGATAATCTTGGCACGTTCCATCTCTACTTCTGCATCTGCTTTGGCTTCCTGAATTATATCCGCATACACCCGGGCATCAGCTTCATATTTGCGTGTAACGGCATCATTTATGCTTGTGCTTACCTGTGATGTAACACGGGCTTTTTCAAGGTCAAGTCTGTTATCCGCTTCAGATGCACTTATGAAAAGCCCAAAGTTTCTGGAATCCGCTTCGTACTCTTTAACCAGTGAATCGATTTTTGCGGAAGCGGCTCTGACATCTGCCTCGTATTTCTGTAATCTTACCTTCATGGTCTCAAGATTGTACTTATTCGTTTCAATGGCCGCCTGCATATCTGCAATGGCAATATCTGCCTTGATTTTAGTCGCTTCAACCTGGGCAGCATATGCCTTAACCTGTTCGCTGAACAGTTGAATCTTTGCTATCTCACCTTCCCATTCCGCTTTATATAAACCATACTCGGCTTCCTTGTTTTTAACCAACGCCGTGAATGCCTCGATCTGAGTCCGAAAAACCTCCGAGCGGAGTTGATTAATCCCTAACTGTAATTTATTCTGTTCGAGCCGAATATTGTAGACTTTAATCTGTGCTTCGATTCCGGCAATTTGTGCGTTGTACAGTTCCACATCCGCCTTATTGATCTCGACCTGAGTTTTTACGGTTTCAAGCTCGTTCCGGTAGATTTCAACCTTCAACATCTCAGCGCTAATTTTGGTTTTATAGACCTCCGCTTCTGCTTTATAAAGGTCAAGTTGCGAATTATAGTAATCAACATGTGCTTTAAATATGGCCACGGCCATTTCAACAGTGTTTCTTGCGGATTCGAGAGCTCGGGCTGCAATGTTATCCTGATGAGCTATCCACATCTGCTCCACTTGAACCCCGGAAGTAACCGCAAATTTGGTGTTAGCATCGGCAAGCTCTGCCTGTTTAATTGCCACATCCCGTGAGCGGTCGATTAAATTATCATAGTGTTTCTCATTCAACTCATCGATGTCACTGACGAGTACCCCGTTTGGGAGCGGGAAGTTTGAGGCTCCCCATGTGTCCATCGTATTCTGGATGGCTTCAAATAAAGCAAGCTCATCCCGTTCGAGACTACGGTTCCAGATATCGTTTTCAATAGTTGCCCCAAGTCCTGTTCCGCCATAGGTGGCATCATGTAATAGTTTTGCTCTAACTGCATTTAATAAAGCCGATGTGTAGTTTTCTGCGGGATCGTTATAGCTGTACGGGACAATGTATTGTGATTTGTCTGTTAAGGGTTGCGGGGGAATTCCTGTAAAGGTTATTGTGGTATTAATCGGTATTCGCTCAGGCCATTGAGGTGGAGGGAATATTGGAAGAGGTGGAAGTACGGGGTCAGTTACTTTATCTGGGACAACAGGATCAAGTTCCGGCTTTACAGGAGGTTCTTCTGTAAATGGTACTGGTGTTGTAGGTGGTATAGGAGGTGTTGGTTCTGTCGTAAAATCAGGCGGGATTGTTGTAGGCGGGTCAATTCGAGCAGGATCCACAATAATACCCCGGTCGGTTGTAGTTTCTAATTGGGTAACTAAACCATCTATCGTTGCCTGTGGGGATAAAGGAGCCATAGAAGTATTGACGCTTCCCCGCTCTGGATGATAACCAGTATGATCAAGAGGGCTCATTTTAGGTGTTTCACCTGGATCAACTTTAATAGTTGCGGGCACAAATGCATTTTGTTGTGGTGTAACATACGGAAGATGTGTACTTCCTATAATATTTGAAAGATTTGTTACAAAGGTCGCAAGCCCTGTTAAAGCAGAGGCCAAAACGTCATTAACATCCTGTATTCGCTCCTGAATAAGAGTTTTTGTTGGAACAGCATCGCCGGTATAATTTGTTGCCATGTTATCTCCTCTTCTGTGGGATTGGATCAGCCAATCCACGCAGACTGTTTATATCAAAATCACAACCGTTGAAGTTGGATAGTTCTACTGTTACAAATCGGCTCCTGCGTCCCTTACCGGTTTTGATGCGTTCCCAGTGAATCGTGGAGGTGGCGAGCTCGGTGTTGTATGAATAAGCTCCGGTAGTATTTTCGTTTTCAATGACCTTGAATACGAGTATTCCTGAGTTGCGCCCTGTATAGATAAGTTCCTTAAGGCGTTTGGCAAGGTTTTCCTCCAGATCGACTGTCGGGAATCTTACAAGGGCCGAAATACCGATTCCATTATCATCATTACCGGCAAGCTCGTAAATTCCATCAGACTTACAACCGATATCCTTCCCATTGAAATGTGTAAAGCTGTTGAAAGCATAATTTGAATATTCACTCAATGCAAAATTCTCGGTATTGATAACAAGCGTTAAAACACCTGTGTGCGATAGACTGATTCCGATGATATTCATGTAGGACATTGGAGCTACTGCAACAATTTGACCTTGAACTGTTATTGTTGCGGGAATATCGATTGTGGGTACGGGGGCATCAACCGTAAATGCACCCCAATTTGTGTAAAGTCCATTAATGGCAAAGATCGCAATTGGGGAAGCGACAGTTATAGCTCCACGGTTGGTCAGACGGGTCTGCATTAAAACTGTTGACATTGGGGAGACTGCTGTGATAGTCCCATAAATCGGGGCAGTTCCAATAAAATTACCGATTGTGATAGGAGAGGTAGCTGTAATTGTACCACGGTTTGTCAACAACAAGGCCCCTTCAAATATGGACATTGGTGACACAACCGCAAACTTATCCCCGCCGCTTATATCGATGGAGGCCATGGGAGATATTACCGTGATGATTCCACGATTTGTAAGGATGGCCTCACACGACATCTCAACTATCGGGGCTGTGATGGTAATCAGGCCATGGTTGTAAAGTTCCAGTTCACCCGATATTGTAGGGACGGGGGATTCAAGATGAAACTCCCCTGAAACCTGTTGAATGACACCAGGTGTGCCAAATACCTCAGAAGAAACAATCCCTGTCGGGTGAATTTGTACTTGTGATAAAGGTGTTCCAAAAGCCTCTGCACTTGTAATGCCTGTTGGAAGAAGCGTAACAGGCGGATAGGGCATCCATTCTTCGTAGGGAGCTTGAACTATTTGATACGGGTTAGTCGATATTGATTGGATTTCATTTGGGCTTAATGCTCGATTATACACATAGAAAAATGTATATTGGGCTAAATCTGAAGAAGCGCCTAGGCTGGCATCTCCCCCGAGCTCAAAATAGACACTGGAACTATACGGGGTAAATACAGCATTTCCTGTATTACTTCCTCGCAAAACGCCATTTTGCCAGATTTCTCTTCTGCCACCGTTTTTTGTGCTTGCTATAGTTACCCAAATATCATTTCCGAAGGTTAAACCGGAAACAGATAGCGTTCCTGATCCTTCAGTAGAATTCCCAAACTCCCAATAGGTAATTCCATCACTCCAAGGGGCAGCAAACAGTAGCCGCTGAGTCGCTCCCGCATAAGAGTCGGCACATACTCCAGCCGCTCTTGCAGTAGCATCCGTCTTACGATAGCCACAAACTATAGTACATTCTCCCTGGCCGGAATACCAGCTTGCCGGAAACAGCCCCAGGTTCACATAATTAGTTGTTGCTACGGAGGTGATTTCAAGACATTTTCCCGAAGCCTGACGTGTCCACGAAATAGTGCCATTCAACGTACCTACACGATTCTTTACTAAATCCTGTGGTTTTCCTCCACCCTCATTAAACAGATACGCCCATACCAATCCCTTGCTTAGGGGATTACCCGGATCGAGCCGGTAACCCTGAGACGGTTTATGAATACCAAATGGAAGTAATTGTGACATTAGCTGATTGTCTCCGTAAGAGCTTTATAAGCAATTTGATGTCCTGATGCAGCCAACGCTGCACCGGAGTAATTCACAACAACAATGCCCCAGCCATCAGGCATCCTTCCACCGAAGGCGCGTGCAATATAGCGGCCTCCCATATTGAGTGTCATATATTGAGTTGTGTAATTCAAGGAGGCAAACAGGATAAGATCGTTCGGATTTGCAATGGTGTATGTTCCCTCAGTTCCATCGATTGGTGTTGCGGTTCCGCCATCTGTGTATCTCCAGTAACTTCCATCATAGAAAGCTCCATAAAGATACACATAAACAAGTTTGTCATTCGCCGGTGCGGTGTTTGCCATTGGCAGCATGATACTCAACTGGTAATCTAATGCCAGCGTTGTGGTATTATCCACAAGTGCGGATTTCCAACCAGCCGTTGCGGAGCTTGCAAGGTTTGCAAGATTTGTTACTGTAAGAGCATTAGATGTTCCAAGATTTTGTTTTAACGTAGACATTTATTTCCTCCTCCTTCTGTTATAATTTGAATATTTTATTTGTTGTGTTATCCCAAGAAATTATTATATCCCCACCGGCAGGAGCCATAGGAAGTCCGGTTACAGTATCCAGATATGCGATAAGCGGAGATGACGCATCATTTCCGGTATCTTTATAAATAACCAGATAGGCAATTGTACTTCCGGTTACAGCCGGGATTGTAATATCTGCGGCATCAACTATACCCGCTGTAACAGTTGGAGTAAGCAACAAAGTTGAGCGAGCCACGATATTTGCTCCCAAATCCGACACATATTGATGTGTGGACAAATTTACAGTATACCCACTTGTAACCAGAGCTACTTTGATAGTGTCTGAAGTCCAGTTAAGCTGCGCAACAGCAAAGGCTGTTCGTGCTTTATCATATAAAACGTTTGCCATACTAATACCTCCCCTATTCTATTATTCCAATTGCGGTTAAAAGTTTCCATCTTTGTTCCCCGCTTAAAAGTGGAGATTCATCTGTTATCTTCAAATCGTCGGCATCATTCTCCCCACGGGAATGAAACTCCCCCTGTGCCTGTGTTGGAATATGAATCACCCCGACAACTCTATCTTTTACTCCAGGGAATATTTGTATATTCACAAGAGTTTTTAAAATTCTATACGTATAAACAATAAAATCGCCTGTTATTTGGCATGATACTGCATCCAGGGCATTTCCAGAATAGGTGGTTTTTATGAATTCGGTTCTAACGAATTTAAAGGGGATATCTATAATATATTTATAATTGTAGGCAGAATGACTTGTAGCGGAGGCCAAGAAAACAATTCGCCATTCCGAATTCATTATCTTATACGCCATATAGTATTTCGTGGTTGCTGTAATGCTTTTTGTGCCGACTGTCTGATTATTTCCGACATCCGTAGGAACACTATAACTGCCAGACATGGAATATTCTGTATAATTAAAAAAAACAATCATGGTGTTGTCGGTATTAAGATTATCGGCCATCATTACACCGAGCCTGTAACCCCCCGACGAAGATTCACCCACAGAGTATAGCGTTTCCACTCATTACCTCATTAATAGTATTTTTTGAATAAGCTTCAGCCCCACAACCTGGGCACTCTAATCTTACTTTCCACCCAAGCGGGTTTGCTTTTTTACATTGAGGAACAGGATAAACTTGCATCGGGGAGGCGCATTTTTTGCATTTCTGCTTGGACAGACTACCCGGTGGAATAAGGCCCAACATTCTGTGCATTGCCTGAGTTTCTTGACTTCCTTCTGGAAAGTCTTTTCTGGAAACAAGCATTTGAATTTCGCCATTATAAAGCCGGTACTCAGTATCAGGTAATTCATCCCCTTCGAGAGCTTTGAGAGGTTTCCAGTGTTCAATTCGCATTAACACACCCAGTCCTTTTTAGTCCAGCCTACAACAGTCCCTACTTGATAACCTGGAGGGCTGCCCAGGTCATCACAATAATAGCCGCAAGGAGGAAATTCCCCACAGTCAAAACCAACTCCAGCACAACCTTTTTCCCCATCACTGTAACAAATATCCGTGCCTAGATCATATCTATATCCGCCGACATAGCAAACAAAATACTCTCCAGTAGGAAAGCAGTCGTGCACTCCGGTTGCAACACAGTTTTCAAGTGGAGTATAATTCCAGTGCCCTGAAGTAACCCTTACCCGAAGACTTGCGGAAATCCCACAAGAGATACACCTTCCGGTTATTGTAAAGGTTCCACAGGCATCAATGAGAGTTACCGCACCGGTTTTTGGATCCACCGTAACGCCTGTACCTGAGACTGTCCAAGCCTGGTCACTTTGAGAACATCCGGCAAGACCATAACCGATTATCATTGGGTCAGCAGAAGTACCGGATGTAACCTCATCTGGGCCTTCTATACTCGTTGAGGTGAGATTAAAGCCTTCTGTGAGCGTAATAGATTCTATATTTTTATGTCCAGTATCGATCCCGATATTCAGTTCTTCATGAATTGTTGCTGACCAACAAGTATCTCCTGAAGCCGTTCGGTTAACCTTCCTATAAAGGGCCTTGTCATGTGCAACTGCAATAATGGGTACAAAATATGTCCAGTTATCATAGTCTGCATGTAACCCGTTATTCTGGTCAGTTCCTATATCTATTAAACTATGATTATTATTAGAATCTATGGAATCCAGTTTAAAGTTATACACATATCTCCAGGTGGGATTACACGCTTCTTTGATCCCCCTGAAATACGCCACTCCGGGATTCCCGCTGTTAGGAGGAGGATAGAATAAGGCATCACTTTGCGTTCTCACAAATCGTAAGTCGGTATACAGAGTGTCTCCAACAACATCATAGTTTTTTCTGGCACTCAGGCTGGTATCGAGCTTTGATATTGGAGACTTCTTAGCCATATTAGATCCAACAATTCCTCCGAGTCCGCCATAAACCTGTGTCTCCCCCCACCAGTTATTCCAATCAGGTATACCTGGATCATAAATGCTCCATCCAACCATACAGGCAAGTGGATTTATGGAACCAATTTCCTCTTTTTGAGAGAATCGAGTTGAAAGCACCCCATAATGCCGGGATGCCGCCTCCTGCATAACAAGTTGCAAACCATATTCATCAGATAAATCCCACTGCAGTTGTAATGTCGAAGGTTGGAGGTACACTTTATTATTTGAAACAGAAACAGTATAGGTATACATTTTCCATAATGGCAGATGGTCAACGTCTTCGTTGGAAACCATTCCTTCCTCGTACCATTCAGGATTTGCAATGGTGATTAGATACAATAATCCGCCAGCGATAACTTCTTCCTGTGGTGTAATAACCGGCGGATAATAAATCTCAATCTCATCCAGTGCCAGCGCCGCTCCGAGATTCTGATTCGACCTGAGCATAATGTATCCGGGGACTCCGGTATCAGTCATAAAGTTTATATAGTTCTGACTGACCCGAAGCCCCCCAAGGCTCATTTGATTCTTCATTTGGGCAAGAAGCTGGTATCCACGGGCTATTAGGTGGCCCGCACCAAACTTGTCGCCGCTGAGCATTACACGGGCGATGGTTACGTCCTGACTGTCGGGAAGGTTATTGAAGAGCCACTAATTGAAAGTGGATCGCCAGTTATGATGTTGAGGGTTCTCAAGATCATATCGCCTGAAGTTGTCGATATATTGCCGTCAATTCGTGGAAGAGTCGTAGATGCGCCACCGGCATCGACAGCATTGGCGTAGATTCTAAACCAGGCTGCGGTTCCATCAGCAGTTGCGGTTCCTGTCCAGGGGTTTGATTCCTGTGCCAGCACTCCTGCAGTAGCCGCACCAAACTGGATTCCAGCGGCACGGGAATTTGCAGTCGGAGTTGCAATAACAACATTGGCTGGCTGCGTAGAACCCGTATTGGCTATTGTAAAAGCAACCCCGCCAAATCTCGCTCTAACCACAATTACACCTGCCGTGTTGACCGCTGTAACAGCATCATCGGCATCGATTAGCGCCGCAAGTGCAGTGGCGATAATTGTTGCGGTGTCCCCACTACCCATATCATACTCATAGGCTGTTCCATTGATGACTACGATATACTTATCTGCGGCTGTACCGGCTGTACAGGTTACCGTACTCACCTGCCGTGTTGACTTCGTACCCGCAACAAACGTCCCGCCATAAGCAAGTCGGCACAACTCTATCCCGTTGTATGCTGTATCTGCGGTTGCCGGCTGTGCCCCTGAGTAAATCACCAGCACCCCGTCATTAAACATCTCTTTCACGGTCTGGTGTCCTGCCATTTTTTCTACTGCCCCTGTTGAATATCTAAACATTTCCCATCCTCCTTTTAATTAATCTTCTGTAGCGAAGATAACTTGGTCAATCGACCGTTGCTGCCCAAAAACCTGTTTTATAGTTGTACGAAAGAGAGCACAGCCCTGTTTTGCTGAAATCGCTGGGTATTTGCGCTCGGTGAGATTCTTAAAGTACCCGCCATCCCCACCAATACATACCCCGTGTTCCGTCAGGAAAAAGAAATACTTTCCGGGAGGAATCTCCCCGCCAATTCGGGAATGGGCGATAAGACTCGATACCGCATAAGCAATTGCTTTATATGATTCTTTATGATTCCATTTGAAAACCTTAAAATAATCCCCCTGGACGAAGTAAATTCCTAAAGCATCTGCTATAAAAAAGCCATCCTGTACTGCTTTAAGCATTGAAATATGCCCCTGCATTTGAATAAAACCGGATTTTTTGTGGACACGATGAAACGATCCAGGATCTGTAAGCCATAGATTATCCCCACTTGCAACCATCATTCGAGTCTTATAACGCTCAAGAAACTGCCCAGCAGGGGTTGTCATACGAGTCGTAAGCAAATGATTAACTGTTATGGTCTTGCTGACACCAAATGTTATGGATGGAAGGGCGGAATAAGTGCCATTTACGACTTTTCCAATAGTAACGCCATCACTAAAATAGATTTCATTCCCGATTTTACAGTATGAAACCGGATTTCCACTACTTAACCCGCTAAAAAGTGTAATTGTGGTGGAAAAATCTTCAAGCAAACGCTTTAAGTTGACTCCTTCCGCATACAAACAGATGTCCTCCCAGGCTGCAATACTATGCGGAGAACCACTTATAAGGGCTTTTTGCCCCGGTCTGCGGGATAGCCAGCCTGTTTCACTAACATCCACGTTTTGAGCCGTTAGAAGGCCATACACGGGCGATACACCCCCTTCAGGAGTGGTTGCCACAACTCTGGAGGGATCTTTGACCTTTTCAAGCCCTGTAACAAACCTGTAGTCTAAAACAACCTCTTTATCTCGTGGTTGACCCGTTATTGGCATCAGGTTGCACCTCCGGGAAGGACATTTGTCTCATTTCGCTGATTGAGTCGGTTCTCAGTTTGTTTGACCTTTTCGATGTCTTCATGCCATAGGCGTTCCTGATCAATTATCTGACTTGAATTATAAGCATCGGATTCCTGCTTTTGGAAGGCCCGGAATGCGATTCCTGAAAATAACCGCTTGTGATACATTGCGGGGATCTCGGGCTCAACAGATGTATTCGAGGGGTCGATTGCCGTAAGAGGTCTTCGAGCAACCGTTAAAACCAGTCTATCGGGATACTTTGCAGGAGGCCAGACCTGATAGGTGTCCCGATCCTTCTTTTTGATAAGAATACATGGCATTCCGGCATCAAGATTTCTCCAGCCAGGGTTAAACCTGCTCATTTCATAGATGTCCAGGAGACTGAGAGGATCCCGTACCTGATCGAGTTGCGCTTCATTAATTCGAATTACACGTGAATCGGTTTTGAAGGTTGCAGGACTCGACTCGAAGGTTGCGGTGATACCGGCAACATCAAGACTGTTTGTACCGCTTGTAAAGGTATGTGTGGCATCGGTTACTATAAGTAACATACCAATTGGCGTATTCCAGGCAGGAAGTTCAGGTAGAATCGCCCCGGCGGATGTCGTGGAATCCACACCTTTTGTAACAGTAATATTAAATAAGTAATCTGTCGAAATCAGATACCGACAATAAGTCGAAACTGCCTGAGTTGTGCAAGCGGTCATTGCGATGTTGTCAGTCACAGCGAAGGTGTATTTTTTGGGGGCTCCTCCAATTATGGTGTTCCAGAAGTCAAACGCCGTTACGACCTTAAGTGTTCCGGGATTCGTTCCCTGTGCAAGCCAGGCACTCTTGATTCCCACATACTGCCGGCAAATATCAAGACTCGAAGAATCCACCAGCAGGAAAGTCTCCTCACACAACTCATCGATGGTTTCATTACCGAGCTCTATGAGCTCGGGGTCATCCCAGAGATATGGTTTCTCGGTGTCTCCGAGAGGGGTCTTTCTAACCCTGTCGATTATTGCTTGCATTAACATCGTTATGGCCTGTTACGTTTAATGTAATAAATTACAGTTACGGTGTCTGTTCCGCTGTCACCTGTTATCCCGCTCAATGTCACTGTTGCATAGCTTCCAAATACTACAGGAATATCTTCAAGCTCCGAAGCCAATGCAGTTGCGAGTACATAAGTAGCGTTTTGTGTTTTTGTGCCGGTTGTATAAAGCGCATATCCATCAGGGTCATAAATGGTCAAGGTTGTGTTTATCGTGTTGGTATAATTCGGAACAACCAGCACAACCTGCGTTATCTCTCCATTTTCTGAGATGACATTCGTTGCGGATGTAGCTGACGATGAGAATTTAAAGGCCTGTTTAATTCGTGTCATGCTTCCTCCTCTCTAAGAAGTAGGGAGAGGCTAAAAGCCCCTCCCCAGCTTGAGTTCTACTACGAAGCTGCTCTAAACACCGTGTACGATATCTGAGCATCGTTTGAAGTATTTGCAGCAGACAATGTGAAGGTGATTGTGTCAGTTGTTGGTGCTACCGACACAAGATAAGCTGCCTGTGTGGGAGCCACTTTAATCGTTGCCATCACAATATCCGATGCGACAACTCCTGTAACGGTTAGCGCCTTCGATGTACCGCCACCTGACCAGGTAACTGTCCCTGCATATTTCACAATATGCGATGGAGCTATTCCAGAGGCAAGATTTGTCAGGGCTACCGATCCGGCTGCGTTAGCAATCAATGCCGTAAATGTACACGAGGAGGCGGTTCCAGTGTTAGCAGAAACTGCCCCTGTAGATGTGTTTACAAAGAGGCAGCCTATTGCATACCCCGCAGTGCCACTTGGTGCACTTGAGCCAGAGCACAGGGTAACATTTCCATTACCATTAACCGCAAGGGTTGTAACAGTGCTGGTCTTGTACGCTCCGGCCCATCTAAGAAATCCTATGGATAGTTCTTCCCAAAAAGCCATAGTAACCTCCTAGTTATAGTCTGCGCATAATGCGAAGACTCTAAATTTCGGGCCTGCTGTGATGGCAGTCGAAGTTCCGATTGTTAAATCGATAGTATCGGCTGTTGAGTAGAACTTACCCATGTTGGAAGCAGACGCATAAGCATCTGTACCGACTGTCGAGAAGATATAGGTTCCGGCAGTTTTGATGTCGATAGCGGCATTCCAACTATCAGCACCGCTTCCATCACCTACATTTGCCGTTAAGGTTGTCCCGACTGCGGCAGTGGCTACCTCAACCGCTACCTGTAATACCAAGGTATTTGCAGGAACTGAAAGAACCTGCAAAACCGCAGCAGCAGTCAATTGCCCATCGGTTGTAGCATAACCCGACAGGTCAATCAACCCCGACTTCGCCACATACAATGGCATCGCTGCCCAGGGTTCACCCGCTGTTGAGGGTACACCAGAGGTAACGGTTGTTCCGGTTAAATTATAAGTTGCCATTATTCATTACCTCCTTTCTTATGAGTAGCTGATGGATGCAACCATCTGCCCCATTGCTGTCGGCTGAAGGACACCATAACCATACACATTGAGTCCCTTCATGGCCTGAGCGAATCCTCTTTCGGGTTCATACATTTTGACCTTGGTGTACTGGGATACGAACCATATTGCCATTCTGTGACCAAATAGAATATGATACGACCCGTCTGATTCCATTGGAAGCAGGTTGCTCTCATAGAGTTTGAACCTGCTTATCTCACCAAGCAGCCCCTTGTTTCTCATGACGGATGACGAATCTCCAGTCATACTGACGTTCTTGAGATCTGAGTCCTGAAGAACGGTTGACATGGCTTCAGGAATTACCATCCACCACTGTCCGTCTTTGGGAATGTTCTGCTCGCCAAGAACCTGACTGCACTGGATGATTTTGCTGAGGACGTTCGATTTGGTAAGAGTCAACGGTGAAGCGACTGTACCAAGATTGATATTCGCCGATATCTTTCCAGCAGTCAAGCCGGTATTGGCAGCATCTACACCTCCGTAGATTCCTGCAAGTACTTTCGTCTCGATGTGAATCTTCATCTGCTTGTTTGCATCTTCAGCGTATCTTGAAATCCAGTCCTTGATTTTAACCTGTTTGAGGTCAATCTCATCAACAGCAAAATTAAACTGTTTCGCATAATCTACGGTCATTTCAATCGCAGGGGATTCAAGATAGTCTACGTTCAGAAGTTCCCCTCTAACGTAGTCATTAATCGGAACATCGGGAACAGTGTTGATCCATATTCTGTCTCCCATGTTCTTAATTTCAGCCGCACCCAAAATGTTCTGATTTGTTATATCAGGTAAACACGTTGAGGCGTAAAACTTCTCTCGGGCATCCGCAGCCCACAATATCGGGATAAGTTTACTTAATCCCTCATAGGCATAATTTGGATAGCCACTTGCGTTACCCACAGGCATATTAAAAGCCTCCTATATTACCGGAGGAAAGCGCTAAAATGTTCCAAGGGATTCAAGAAAGGCATCCTTTTTAGCTTCGAGGGTTGCAGCTTCCTTGAGTCGCCCTTTCGATTTGAGGTCTGTGATTTTCATCAGCAGCTTTTGCATTTCGTCCGGCGTGAATGATTCTATCTCTGTTAGTGTTGACTCCGATTTCGGCGTTGTTGACGGCGATAGGAGTTTTTCCTTGTCCTTTTTGGTTGGAGGTTCAGAAGGAACAGATGTTGCTTTGGGCAGAGTTTCTTTGAAAGCTTTGTAGATGTTGGCGGTGTTTTCAACATCTCTTTCACCGGCAGCATCTCTGAGACGATCCAGCAGGGAGATCTCTGTATACGGAACCTTATTAAACTGTAAATAATCCACAAATTCGGGCATCTTCACGATGTCTTCCCAATCGGGGACTTTAGATTTGAGTTCCCCAAGAAAGGCCCGTTCATCTGCGTTCATTGCACGTTCATCTACAGTTTTGACTTTCTCATCGACGGTTTTGAGACTTGTGTTGATTCGTTCATCGATGGATTTGATTTCGGCTTTGAGGGTATCGTACATCTGTACTGCCTCGGAGCCTTCCTCATATTTCTCAACGAGCTTCTTTCGAGTTAAATCCTCAACGGGAGCAGGCTTTGGTTCGGGCCTAGATTCGACTTCTGCAAGGCGTTTCTTTAAGCCCTCGATTTCATCATGTGCCTGGTTGAGTTTCTTATCCCGGTCGCTGAGAAACCGTCGTGCGGATTTCTCTTTTGCGAGTTCGTCTTCAACCGCTTTCAATTTAGCCCTGAGAGCCTCAAGATCCTCAACGGGAGGAGGAGTCTCTTTTGGGGCGGGTGGTTCCGGCTCAGGAGGTGTCTCAGGAGGTGTTTCAGGTTCAACCGCAGGAGCCGCACCTGGTTCGGGTGCAGAAGTCGTGGGTTCATCCTGATACAACTCAGGAGCTTCGGCTTTCTGCAAAGCCTCTGCCTCTTTCATTAATTCATCTGCTGTCTTTGCCTTTTTTGCCATTTTGTTCTCCTTGATGAGCCCTTTCGGGAGGTCATCTTTTGCTAATCGGGGAGCCCTTTGGAAATCCCCACTTCAGCGCCATTGAGCCCTGTGAAACAGAGAAGTCAATGGTCAGTCTATACTATAATGTTCCCTCTGGAATACGGAAACCTCACTTTTATCCACCTGCATTAACTGTGCAAGTATAAGTAAACTCAATTTTATCATTTGCAACAACATTTATAGCTGCAAATACACTTCTATCCCAAAGTGTGCCCGCAGTAGTTGCACTAAATATCCCATGCTCAGTTATAGCAAAACTACCAGCGTAAGTATGAGTTGCAACTGTTCTTAGCTGATTTGCTGTTGGCTTAGACTTTGTTCCTGCATCTCTTGCTTCGCCACAGGGTGTTCCCAATCCAGTATCTGTAACAGCTTCAGCTACAGTGCCAGTTCCTGAATCATGGTAGTTCATAGTTGTTATATCTGTTGCATCATTGTTCCAATCATCCACCAGAAAAGCAACACCTGCATTTGTTATTACTCTGCAAGATACTAATCCATAGTCAAGCCACAAGTCTTTCTGAGAATCCCATTTTCTTACAGAAAGGTCACTCCAGAATGTTACAAAAGGCAGGCGACAATAGTGTAGAACCTTAGTTATCATCTTCAAAAGACCCCGCCACATAAGAGGTTTGAGATTCCTTAAACCTCTCTTCCTAACCTCACCTCTGCTATATCTTGCAACTAACTCTCCTGACATCAGGATACTTCCCACATTACTCATCTTTTACTTACCTCCTTTCTTAGCCTTTATAAGGCATTTATTGTCCTTCTTTAAAGACGTCAAAAAACACAGTATCTGCACTACCCGACCACTCACCTAATGTTAACACTGGATTAATCATATATCTACCATCAGTATTTAAGTCATTTGCTACAGTTTTATATCTCAAATAGTTCGTCCCGTAAATAGTAGGTATCCATTCTACCTCTGTCATATTTGGCTTCTGCACTATAAGTTTCAAATTTGTTGCTGTAGAAATATCTTCACCCATATCTATTTCAATTATCGTTCCTACATCGCCAACATAAACTTTTCCCACAACTATTCCTCCGTCTTTATCTGTGTTACTAATGAGACTAATTTAGTTATTAAAGACTTTAATGAGACTGATTTAGTTATTGAAGACTGTAATGAAACTAATTTAGCTATTAAAGATTCTAATAAAACTGATTTAGTTACTAAAGACTCTAATGAGACTGATTTAGTTACTGAAGACTGTAACCGTATTATTTCAACACGAAACTTACCAAATCTTTTTATAAAGTCCCCAATAGAAGTCAATGCTCCAGTTAAGGACTTAGATATTGTTTTCGTTAAAGCCCCACTTAACAAAATCACTCCAGTTAAAAATTTGGATATTCCCTTAGTTACAATTCCATTAAAAGATACAACTCCAGTCAAAACCTTACCAAATATTAAAGTTTCGGCTAAAGTTCCAGTAAAGCTCAAAGCCCCTGTAAGAGCTTTCAATATTAACGCTACAGCATTAAGAATACCCTGAAAACTCAAAGATGCAACAAAGAACTTACTAACTCTTTTTATTAATTCTCCTCCAGAAGAAATAACTCCAGTTAAAAACTTAGATACTCCTTTTATTAAAATACCATTAAATGAAATAATACCAACTAAAACCTTACTAAATGTTGGAATTTTAGTTAAAATACCAACAGAAGAAAGAGTGCTAATTAAAAACTTAGATACTCCTTTAGTTAAAGTTCCAGTAAGTGAGACAATTCCAGCAAAATATTTAGGCACACTTTTAACTATTACACCAATAAAGGTTAAACTACCAATAAAAGATTTAAAATCTGTTTTAACAACAAGTCCTTGAGAATTTAAAGAAGCAGCACATAACTTAGAAATAGTTTTAAGTAAATTACCAGTAAAACCTAAGATACCAACCAAAAAATGAGATATATTCTTAGTTAAAGTTCCTCCAAAAGAAATAATTCCAGTAAAATATTTAGATACTCCTTTAATTAAAGTTCCAATAAAACTTAAAGCACTAATTAAAAGTTTAGATATTCCCTTTGCTACAACTCCAGCAAAAGAAAGAATCCCAGTTAAGAGTTTAGATATTGTTTTAATCAGATTTCCCCCAAAAGAAATAATTCCATTAATACTTTGATAGAATATTTGTCCAATACTATAATTCCTGACAAACGGCTGTGCTTTATAGGCATAGTCCATTGTCTTAATATCAATAGCATCTTTTGCGGGCACATCTACAAATGGTTGTGCCTGAAATGCCCAGTTCATTGATCCCAAATCATTAGGCGATGGTAATGCCATCCTTGACTCCTAATTTAATCTTTAAATCTTTCAGAGGAATATCTCCAATTAAATCCATCTTCTCTGTTTCTTCAGCAATAACAGCTTGTTGTGCAATGAAATTAGCAATATATTTATTGGTCTCCTCTACAACTTGTGCTTCCGTCGGTTTACTCTGAAACCTCAGAAATATTGCCTCATTATCAGCAACCTTAACCTTTACTCGCCACTTTCCTGCCATATCTTGGGACTGTTCAATTATTCTTGAATATTGCAATTTCTGTCTTCCTATGCTTGTGTGATGGTCATATCATCAAAATACACATTACTCAATGCTGACACATAGTATGCCCAACCTTCAATCTCAACCACTCCTGCTTCTGTGGGTGTAAAGGTTATGGTTAGCTCTTCCCAGGTCTGTAAAACATCAGCCGCAGTCGCCACCACATCATTATCTACTCCCGCAATCTGTTTACCTCTGCAAACTAATTTTGCCGCCACCCCAGCCGCACTATCTTTATACACCCAAACCTTAACTGTTACTAAAGCGTTAGCCGCAACCGCTATTTTAGCGATTGATAAAGTAAGCGGATAATTGCTGGCTCTATTTGAAGAAGTAATTGCCAGTTTCCACGCTATGCCTGAAGCAGTGTGCCTGACTGCTATTTGAGAGTTTATCGTTCCGCCATCAGTAAATATCCAATGGTTATCTGGAGTCTGGTCATGCTTGTTGGAGAAAATCCTTGAATTGACAAAACTTGAATAGCCTGTAACTTCTGTCGCTTCTGCGATTAAGGCATTAAAAAGATAATTTACTCCATAATCATTATAAATCCCCGCTGTTCCATTTCCCGAAGTTGATAAAGATTTAATGATGTTGTTGTAGCCTTTGAGATAGTAGACTCCATAGGAAGAATTATTATTGGCATTTGAAAAGGTAGTAATGGTGTTGTTATAGCAGTAGTTGTAGTAAACCCCACAGGAAGCATTATTATTGGCATTTGATAAGATAGTTATGGTATTGTTGGCGGAGTAGGTGTTGTAATAAACCCCATAGGAGAAATTATTATTGGCATTTGAAAGAGTGGTGATAATGTTATTGATGCCGGAATTGTAATAGACCCCATAATAGAAATTATTGTTCGCATTTGAAAGGGTGGTTATGGTATTGTTGGTGCAGTTGTAGTAGTAGACTCCATAATAGGAATTATTATTGGCATTTGATAGGGTAGTTATGGTATTATTGTTACTGCTACTGTCGTAATAGACCCCATTGTAATAGCGACAAACATTAAGATAATTGAAAGTAATATAAGATTTAGCGTTTAGATATATTCCATAACCATTCCCATTCAACCCATCAAAAAATGTTTCTCCTTCTTGAACGGTGGTAGAAGTATTCCAGCCACCTTGGAATGCTATATTGCTTCCTAAAGTTCCACTATCTTGAATTTCTTGAACAGTCGTTGTAGGCGAAACCATAGCAGTTTTAATCGTTTCTCTTTTATAAGTAGTTACAGTTTCTGTTGTTCCCGAATACCCTCTACCAGCATTGGCTTTAGTATTTGTATCATTATCCAGTAAGACCGCAGTCCCATTTATGCTCTGTATTCCATACCAGCCCTCTGTTCCGCCCTGCTCAAGTGAGTTTTTAGAAATTAAACTTTGAAGATTAAGCCCGTTAGTTGTGCAGGCGATAAAGTCATCAACTAAGATATAGCTTGAACCAGTTGGCGGAGAAGCATCCGTATAAACTGCAATTGATTGAATTGACGCTCCTAAATTGCCGCCCCCTGCTCTTGCCAGAGTAAGTGGTATCCATCTTGCTGTTGAAGGAATTGCTGGAATGTTGAAAGTATCAACAATTGTCGCTCCTGCCGCATCAGAACATAAACAAACGTCAATTGTGGTAGCATTAGCAATCGCAGCCGAGTTTTTTAACCAGAAAGAAAGCTGTTGATAAGTGGATAAGTTTAATGTTCCTGTAGCATAATAAGCATATAAAGTATAGGCAATTGGCGTAGGAGGAAAGGCAACCTTCATACAATTAGCGCCTTCTTTTGCATCAGTAGCTACACCAATTAAAGTTACTGTCGCACCATTAGCCGCAGTCCAAGCCACCTCGCACATATTTATATTAGCATTTTGAGCCGCAGCCAAAGTAACAGTTTTTGAAAGGTTAGTCCAAGTAGCATTACCTATTGAAGTTGGTGCTGGGCTTTTGGCAATCCTGATAACATCGCCAGGGGCTATCCTTGCCGCAGTCGCCCCAGAAGTAATTGTCTTCCAAGCCAAAGTCCAAGATGAACCATTACTAGTATCATTGCCGTTTATATAATCCATGTAGTAGATTGCCATTTATTTCTTTTCCTCTATTTCGATGCCCCATGGACGATTTGTATAACCCCATATTAAAAGAAGAGTTACCATACCGACACACCCCAAATGCACTTCAGGAGTGCAATATATAGCTCACTTAAAATAACTGTAGTAATAATAACCTTCAAATAACCTTTCACCGATACCTCCCCATCAATCCCCCTTTGATATAATTTCCCCTTTTTTGTAGGGCTCCCAACCCCATTTCTTATTCATTTCAACTCTCTCCCGGGCTCCTTCAGTACACCCCGTCCTGTCGGCCATCATGTAGATCCATTCGTTTTCTTCACTGTCCTGACAACTATGCCCCACACCCATTGTTAGAGGAGCTCCACAAAACGGACACCGATTATTTTCAGTCAGATTACTCATTTACTTTTCCTCCGTGCTTTCTTTTTGGCTGAACGAAACATTCCATACGCCTTTCCTAAAGCCTGCTTTTGAGTTGCTCCCTCTTGCATAATGACGGGAACCGCCCTCGATACATAACTCGACTGCGTTTCATGTGGTTTAACAGTTGGCATTTTTCCTCCTATACAATCACGCCATGCTTTGCCGGTTCCTTGCGAGCAACAAGCTTTTCCTCAGCATGGTTAATAATGACTAAAAGTTTTTCAAGGATTTGAGCATGTCCCTGAATCCAGCGGCTGCCGACATCAGTCGCCTCATGGCAGCTTGAAAGCGCCGCATCGTCCCGCTCCCATTTAAGCCACTCAACGACTTCCTGAAAGTGCGGATTGTCTTTTAGCGAGGCGATTGCTTTAAGTACCTTATCGGTAGGTTTCATTGTTCATTAGTACCTGTGGTAGATATTAAAACTTTCCCGGAAAGTTCGCCCACAAGGTCTTCCTCATCTAAAAACTGTGCAGCCTTATAATAAACCTCATCATAATCATAAATGGGTTGAGAACCTTTTGATCTGTTCGCAAGTTCTTCCTTATATTTTGTTTTTAATCTCTCAAGGATTTCTTTACCTTTAGCAACACTTTCTGGATTAAGTTTGCGCATTTTTATCTCTATTGGTTTTTCAAACTTCCTGGCTTTCGAAAAATCCAACAAGTCACCTTTCTTGGCATCAAGCATAGGTTCGGTATCAAAATAGACGTAATCCAGAAGTCCATAAGTATCATCACCCCATTTGGAAATAGCATCATCGAGCGGAGACTTAAGAAATGAGGGCATGCTTTCTGAAATATCCGGTTTTTCACTGCACCAATAAAGATTGTAATCCTCATCAACAAATTTGCTTGGATAGGTATCTTTTTTTATGAACCCAGAATAATACGCTTTTTCTATGGCATCCAAAGATTCAATGCAAAAAGGCCCATAGTATACAAATTTCCAGGGCCAGCCAGTGAGTGGTTCCCCTTTATTTTCTCTCGCCCAAGTCAAGTCCACGAGATAGAGAAATTTCACCAATCTCAAAAAGGTGAGCTTCACCCCCCTATCCGTGGCATACCACACTATGTATTGAATTAATTTTAGAACGTCAATTTTCATTGTGGCGAATTCCCTTCAGGGGTTTGATGGAGTAAGAAATCTCCTCCTGAAGCTTTATCACCCGCAGGATTCACTCCCATCGGACGCTCTGGTGTCCCCTGATTAGCCTGCGGAGGTTGCTGACCCGGCAGCGGCTGCGGGGGCGGAGTATTTTTACTCATCTCGTTGAGTAATTCTTCCTCCTTGAAGATCCGGTCGAGATCAATATCCACAGGTTGCACCGAGGCTTTGAACAGTTCCTTGATACCATTCATTCCCACAATTTGGGTAAGTATGGGGCTTCCTACAACTTCGCCAAGAATCTCACGTCTTCTGATGGCCAGTTGCTCTTTCGCTATGACGCTTGAGGAGCCCTTCGCCGTGATTTTGCAGTCCCCCACCATGTCAACATCCTCCTCGTATTCAAGATTGAAGTTATACTGGGCTCTGACAGCGGGTTCGATAATACCGTAGTCGAGGTTCATTAAGATAGACTTAAGCCCCCGGGACTGTTGCGAAATCTGCATGGAAAATCCCGAAGCTGTGGGGCTGGAACCTTTCTTTTCTCCCTGCATATAGCGGGGGATGCCACTGTACTCATCTGCAAGAGAGCGATAAAACTCATAAATCAACCGCAGAGGTTCAGTGAGGAGCTCCGGCTGCCAGAAATTAATGGGCTTACCGGCAGTCATTTGACCGCCGGTACTTGCCCACTGCTTGAGGGGATAGAAGGAGGGACTAACTCCATCAGGGAATCTGTCTTTATCATACTCGATTTGGGGGCCACTTGCGAATCCAACCGTAAGCACCGTCGCTCTCGCAATGGCATTACAGGAAGTTTGAACATCCCACAGGGATTCAGGCAGCGAAGTCGGACTCCAGAAGTTATCCGGGTCATCATCGAAGGTGGCCATGAAGACATTCTTCTGCCCCAGCGGGTCAGGATTAAGCATTGCTTTGATAACATAGTTACTAATGACCCAGGCGATGATCTGGTATTCTTTTTCGGGATCAAGGTCTCTTTCATAGAGTTCTCTGGCTTTTTCAGAAGAGCCCGCCCATTCAGTAAGCATACGCCCCGAGGCAGTGCCCCAAAATTTGAGACAGTCTATTTTGTCGGTATCATAGGAGGCCACAGTATCACGGTCTTCAAGACGGGCTCGTGCGGCTTCGATGTTTGTCCACTCGATCAACCCGCCACTGCGGAAGGCTTTGAGAACCTCACGAATGTTGGCATCACTGTAACCCTTGACTCCAAGACAATCACTCAGGGATTTAGGAGTCAGGCGAATCTTACGAAAAAAATATCCATCCTTGATACCTTTTGCGTCAGGTTGCGGGTAGGCATCCATTGGAGAGAAGCGTTCGAATTTCGAGATAACTTCCGATTGAGTCTCGCTTTTCCACTTGCCGGTCTTGGTATCGTAAACCATCTTTTGCACGAGGACTTTCTGTTGAATAGGCCCCTCGATAAAAGCATTAGGATACATACCAATGTCGGAAATAACTTCCTTGAGAGCCACATCAAAGTCGCCCTCCTGAAACTGGTCATCGATTTTCTGCTGCATTCTCTCAACGGCATCTTTGGCCTTTTTGAGGATTTGCGACATGGCGTGGTCTTTGATCAGAGGCACAATTTGAGCAGCCTGTTCCATGACACTTTCCTTGTCCATGATCTGGTTGTTTTGGAAAGCCTGATCGAACAACATCTTGAAGGCTTGCTGTTCGGCAAGAATCTTGATTTGCTGGTTCATGTCACCGGGAAGTTCGGGTAGAGGAGTAGGCTCGATGTCAAAAATATCCACATCGGGTCTGAGCAGAAAGTCCCTGAGCCATGCCACAAGATCACGCCGCTTGGTGGCAATGATAGGTGGATAGGGAGGGTCAAATTCCTTGCCGTAGAGTTCCTGAATTGCTTTGAGTTTTCCGGCTTCGTACTCCTGTCGGACGGCTCGTTTGCACTTGAGGAGCCGGGGTTCAATGCGGGTGGCTTTAGCGTTTTGGGCCAGTTGCCATCTGTCCCGAATATGCGCCACAAGGTTTTGAAGTACGGGTTCACCCTCTCTGGCTTTTGCAGTCAGGTCACGAGCCTTCTGTTCGGCTTCTTTGACAACCTGATCAGCGGTTTTAAATGGTGTAAGTGGTGAGGGTTCAAGTGGCATTTTAGACTCCTTCTAATATAAACATGATTATCGTTGTGATTATGTAAGACACAGCAAATGTTATTGTGATGTGGCTGGATTTTGACTCAAGCAACATTGAGAGCTCCTGCAGCAGCCTTTGAAATCTGCCGCATAACCAGGCAGAGCAAGTCCAGATAAGATGTATTTTATGTTTGCGGTTCATATACTTTACTATATCCTGTGCGCCATTTGTCATCTCTACAGCCTACTTTCGACACTCGGAATATACTGGTGTTCTGGTGTTCATTATTTATGAACAGCTACTGTTTATGGACACTCTGTTCATTCTACGTAAATGCTCCCACCGAAATCTGCTGTTGCTTAACGGGAAATCTCCTGTAGGGGGTGTATTTAAGACCGGTCTGTGTGGCACGCCCGATGCACTCTGGAAAATGCCCATCGCTTTTTGGAGTGCCGAAGTCGTCATAGCTCCAACGCTGCACCTGCTTGATGGTTTCAGGACAATCCCGAAAGATAAACAGAGTAGGCATTCCATTCTCGCCCTTGAGTTTGGTTTCAACGGCACGAATGTAGGATTTTTCATCCTTGCTGCCAACCCCAAGTTTGATACCACGCTGTGCCAGAATACGAGTTATAATCGTAAATGAATCTTCAGCCTTACCGAAGCGATTCTTTATGTATGAGGTGTCGCCCTTTGAGAGGGCATCGATCTCCCCGTAGTCCAGTCGCAGTACCTTTGACTGTTTAACTCGGATAATTTCGTTGGCAAGATCCTCAGTTCCCATATTCTCCCAAACTTCATTGAAGAAAAACAACCGATTGTAGTGGTCAACTGCATAAAAGATAATAGCGTGGGGGAGATTGAGATGGAAATCGATTTGAAACTGCACAGGCCAATCAGGAGGGATTTTAAACGGGTCAACCACATGGATGTCCTTGTTAAAACCTTTCCAGATTCGCCCCGATAACTGAAGCCATCCGCCTTCGATACAGGCAATTTTTTCATCATCGGTACAAGAATTCGCATAGATATCGATATCACTCTGGTTTAAATAAGGATTCGCTTTCATTGGTATATCGCCAATTACTCCCATTGTCGGGTCATTTGCAAGAGCAATATCATCAAGAATCCAGGGTTGATCAAGTGCGGTCATGGAGATAAAGACAAGACCCGATGTGGACACAAGACCTCTACGGTTTGCCCGATACTTGTCTTTTGGAGGCGGCTCATCAAACCAGACCCAGTCTCCTGTCCAACCCTCGTGGGATTTGGTATCCTCTTTATAGGTAAGAATGGAAAACTTGCTTCCTGTCTTGGGAAACACAAACTCGTGTTCAACTCCTACATTGTTCTTTTTGGTCTCATAGGTTCCAAGCGGAAGCCATTCTTTAAGCTTTGGCACAATAGTGTCCCGGGCAGCTTTTTCCCAGTCATTTACCACTATACGCCCGATGACCTTGCGACCTTTATTAACCTTTGCGGCTTCAGAGGGGTACAATTCATCTTTGGATCCCCAGGGGATCTTACAGCCCAGTGAGAAAGCTCCTGCAAGATTAACCCCGACCAGGGTTTTACCTATCCGGTTTGCACCTTGAAACAAGACAGTTTTCTTGCCGAGTTTGATGAACTCAATGACCTTTGCCTGATATGGTAAAGGTTTAAAGGATTCAATCTTGTGCGTTTCTTTGTAATCATTGATTTTCTTTTCAAGCTCTATCATCCTGAGCTTGACTTTAATAGCGTCTTTGTTGGACTGAATGGGCATCTTAGATTGAAACGGTTCCTGTTGGTGGTGTTATTGTTGGTGGGGTTAACCGTTGCTTTGCCAGAGCCTGTTTCTTTGCCAGTGCTATCTGGATCTGGTCAATGACAACTCCCACCGAGACTTCCTTTTTGAGTACCACCAGAGCCTCAGCTATAATCTGTGGAACAGCGACTCCGAGACACTCAAGAAATGTCATTGAATTGTAGTTCGGTAGGGCCGCTATGGAGTCAACTGTCTTCTCAACAATCGGCTTCAGAGCCTTAAACTCATCCGTTAGAACTTTCTCAAGGAATGGGAGGAGGTCTTCAAAACCCTCTTCAAGAACCAATCTGACCTTCTGCGCAAATGTTTTAAAGCTCATTTCTTTTCCTTCCCGTGTTTGGGATATTTCTTTTCGGCTGCATTCCAATAGGCGGCTCCGGCAACATTAGAGGCCCTTGCTTCAGACAAACCCTGCTTAATTGCTCGGTCTTTAATATCCTGAAAAGTCGAGGGTTTCATAATTGCGCCCTTTTTTTTGTTTTGCCCGCCACTTTTTGAGTCCAACGCTTTCTGCCATCTTTCTTGCTCCTTTCGTGGGTATTATTTGGTATCCCTAATGAATCAACCCGAATGTCAATATGCTCAATATTACCAGCCCGAATCTTGCAATCCCGGTTGCGCTTGAGGGTCGCAGCTTTTCTATTACACTTCCCTGCACACTCACCACATCCTCAAGGCTCTTTACAATCTCGGCGGCCTGCAGGGTACGAATCTGCATGTCCTTTGCGGCAATGATGTCATCTTTGATTTTAATGATCTGATCCTTCCCCTGTACAAGCTGTTTGAGGGTGTCAATCTCTGCCTGCTGCTCGTCGGAAATCCTGTCGGTGATTCGGCACTGTTGAAGTTCCAGGAGCATGGGCTGTGCAACCGAGAAATCAAAACATATGGTGTCGTCTGCCCGGGCTTTTACGCACATCCCAAGCACCAACACCCCGCATATCAATAAAATCCTGATCCAGATTACCAGCAAATCATGTCTTGCCCGGGTCATTTTGGGGGGTATCCTAATTGGGCAAAAGCCCGTTTTAATTCCTGAGTGTCCTTTGTAGGTTTGATCTGTGCCCGTTGGGTTCGAAGTTGCTCAATGGTTTTGGCCTGTCTTGCGTTTTGTTCAAGCAGCCCCTTCACGGTCTGTTCGATTCCTTTGACTTCAGCTTCCTTACTCACAATCTTGTTCTGTTCGTGGCGCATGATGATGTTCTGGAGGTCAAAGAGGATTGAATTGAAGAGATCTCTCGGTATGAGAGCCATCATGAGTATCCCAAGCACCAGTACAATAATAATTCCAATAAGCCATTTCTTCATTTGACGCCGAAATCCGCAAATGTCATCCCGAAGGCCAACATTAACAGCAGCCCGACAAACAGACTAATCAGATTTTTGTGGGTTCTTTGCATCCCTGACTTTCCTGAGCCCCTTGATGATTCCGATGATAATCGAAACCCCGGCCAGCACCAGCAAGATTATTATTTGCTCGGTCATTTACCTGACCGCACAACTAACAAACCTGACCGCAATCACAAGAGCAATACCCAGCACAATCACCGTCCAAATTGGGTGAGCCAGAAACTTCTCCTTAAGGGTAGACATATCTTTTCCTCCATTTTTTTGCAAGCTTCCCGATGGTTATGGGATAACTGATGTTGATTTTACACATGTCGAGAGGTTGAAGTTTTCTTCTGCAACACGCCTCGACGCTTTTGATATTACAACTGCCCGCTCGGGCAATTTCCTTGTTGATAAGGAATCCGCCATTATAGGCTCTGAGAATAAAATACCAACCTGGGCAAGACGTTCTTGCCATGAGCCAGTTGTCGAAGAGAACGACCGCCCGGATTGACCAGGCAGGGTCATAGGGACAAGGCTGTATACTGAGTTCCTGAAGTCTCGGTTCTCTTTTCTGAAGTATCTTCGCCGTAGCATCCATGAACTGCCCGAGCCCTCGTCCTTCATCCGGGGCCGTAATCCATTCCTTGCAGGCACTCTCATGTTCTATCTGTCCTCCAACTGTCCACCATTCTGCATTGAGCCCCCAGGTGTATTCACTCTCCTGCACAATTATCCTGACAAACTTCTCACATAGGTCGGGCCGGTAGTTAGAGCCCCAGGCCGACTGCCAGGATAACAGAACCATAAATAATAGCACGAAGAAACGCATACGACCGTAAGTCATGACCTTTCATCTTTTCCATTTTACCAATGAGCATCTTAAAGAAAATCATCCAGATAAGTTCAGCCAGAGCTACCGCAAATACAACCTGTGTGCCTTTCCAAATAAGCCGCTGGAGACTCTGCGGGTCAAGTGCAGTTGCATAGGCTAAAGCCAGGGCTGCCAACAGGAATCCAAAGCGGTAGAGGTACTTTCTGAACTCCCCCATCAATTCCACACCTGTGGCTCTGTTGTGTCGCTTACCACGTCTACCGGAACACACTTGACTTCCTTTCCTTTAATCTTGCATACCCCGCCCGAATTCATGCAGGTATGGTAGCCTTCCTCGACAGCATCATGCAGAGTGGCATGACGACAGGGAACATCAATTCTGATACAGTTAAAGTCAGCATGGTTGCAGATGGATTTCATTATCTTCCGGTCATGCGACTTCCAGTCCGTATTCTTCTCTAATTTTCTGAGCACACGCCTGACAAACCAACCAATACACGTTCCCCTTGATGTGCACGTCAGTGGCTTCGTTTGTTAGGCAATTGCTACATTTCATGGATTAGCCTCCTTAGCGTTGTGTAGATGTATACCAGAGTATTATTATAGCTACGAGTATTATCGCAATAGTTACCAGAACACTTGAAGTGTTCAGGGCATCAGGAGGAGTCTCTACAGCCACCGAAGTGGTCAATATATAAGTCTGTATAATGCTATTCATAATATTTTATGTATCCATATTTTATGTATCTCATCGATAGTCTGAATGCCTCGTCTAGCCCCTCTGTCCCTGAATAAATCCGTGCTATTTCAAATTCTGCTATTTTCTCTGGCTTTTCTACTCTCTCTACCCCATGCCGCTTCTCTTTCTTTAAGCTTACCTGTCCTGCCGGTCTTAGATACCCACGGTCAAGCCCATGGAACTCTGCAGTGTCTCAGACCCGCCAATCTCAGACCCGCCTATTTGAAATTTCGTACACAGGAAAAGGTCTATTCTCTATATAACATATGCCTACCCGGACTGTGCCACCGGGGGCCCTGCCTGATGGAGGGTATGTACGAGAGTCAAGTACATACAACATATTGTGGTTGCTGAGGTTATCCACCACAACATATTGTGGTTACAAAAGTCCGGGGCTAGAAGTTTCGGGGGGGACTGTAAGTGTGGAGAGAGCAGGGGTCTCGGAGAGAGCATTGAGGTTGGGGAACACAGAGACTGCGAGCTTCGGTGCTTTGGGTTTCAGTGCTTTGAGCTTCAGTGGAGGACGTTTTTTGGCCCGGCGTTTTGAGGTCTTGCGGGTGCGCTTACGGGTTACAGACTTACTGATGCACGTGCGATCATTATAAGAGGCGCATCGAGTTTCGGTGCTGGCGGCCTCGGAGACTTCGAACGGCTTCCCCGTGCCTGGGTCTGGTGACGCAGGAGATTCGGATGTCTCAGGAGCCTCAGATACCCCAGGTGTTATGCCGGTATTAGGGCCAGCGGTGGGTGTTGTGGATTCAGTGGGCGTAACATCAATCGTCAGACCCTCTCGTTTCTCATATTCCTCTAGTTCCTGTTTAAGCTTCTGATACTCCGCACTCATCCCCTCAATATCCACGTTTGCCGTTGACAACCCTCTCTCCAGCCGCTCATCCCCGTACAACTTACTAGCAGCCAACGTCAAATTCAACACGTCCTTCGTGCTCTCAACGGCGATATTATTTAGGCCATCAGACACAGTGTTAATAATTCTCGACTCTACATGTTGTAATACCTCAGCCCGATTTTTTCTATAATTTTCGGAGCCTTGTAGCGTATAACCGGCCCGTTCTAGGCGCTGACAGACGTTGGAAGCGCTGCAGCCCACGAGAGAGCCTATCTCTGCGTAGGTTAAGCCTTTTTCGATGTATTTGATGATATCCTGGATGGGAATATATTTTGGGGTACGATTTATGGTTAATGGCGTATTTGGTGGTGTTTCTGACGGTGTATCCGGGTGGGAATCAGTGGAGTTGCCCGTCTCGGAGGCGTTATTTGTTATACCCTGATCCGGGTTAGGATACGCTGAAACGGGCGTTGGTAGGGACTCCACTGTGTCGTTAGGGTTAGCTAACATAGGGATATTATGGGCGATTCAGGAAATTTAGGCAAATGCGAAAACTCACGAGGGCGGAACATGCTGATTTTGCAAGAGATTTCTGGAGTGTGCTGAAAATGAAGATAAGCACATGCTTGATTAGAGGAGGGGTGACAAATTTTGGTGACAAATCCTGTCGAGGTGACAGTTTATGTCACTGTGCAAGTGCTTGATTTTTGAGGGGAACCACAACCTGTTGAGGTTGAACCGAGGCAGGACACAAAATACGGATTGGCACGGGGTTTGCATCCAGGGAAAACGAGGCAAAAAAAACCGAGGAGGTTAAAAAAATGATAGGCATTAAAAAAGACGGAACGGTTGTCGAGGTAGAGCCGTTCTCTGCAGAGATGGCCTCCCTCTTAAAAGAGGGGGGAGCAAAGTTTTATAGGGAGGTTGGAGATATATTTCTCTGTCCTCCCGACGGTATCAGGGACTGCGACAAGGGCAGTCCGTGGGAGTGCGGATACTGTACTTTCGGTATCTGCATCAGAGATTACTATGGATAGTTCTGTCAGTAAGAGATGCCCAGGGCGGGTGTTCCAGGTTCTTTCTCTGCGGGGCACTCGAACCCCGTGAGTGGGGAGGGTGTTCCGACTGTTGTATGGGGCAATACTGTTACCCTGTGGACGAGGAGGGCATAATCCTCCTCAGAGGACGGATAAAGGATTGTCTCCGTAAAGATAAACAATTTCTTAACAAAATTGTCGAGATATTCCTGTCCTAGCTATTAGGCACTGAACCGCTCCTTTGCGAGGGCAAATGGAGGGATAATTAGAATTAAGCATAAGCCCTGACCCACAAGGCAGGCGGCTGAGGCGAGAAGCCGTTGAAGGAGGAAAACAATGAGAAGAGAAAAAGTAGTAGTGCTGTTTGAAGAGTTTCCATTTTTGCAGGCCATTGCAGAGGCCACAAAATGGGACTGGAAAAGCGGACAGATAACGGTTGCCCGGATGGATGCGGCATTTTTATCTGACGTGCCGGTTCGGGAATCGTACGAGTCCTCGGCTGGGAGCGACAGCCGGGAAGAGCGGCTGTTTGCAGTTCGCAACGGACAGGTGGCAGAAATTACACTGATTCCGTCACTTGACCATTCTACGGGTTACGCCTACGATAAGGCGACCCGAACAGAGGGACAGACGTTTCTGTCTGTTCTGGTTGAGGAAGAGCCGTTTGACTTCCTCGTAAGGTATGAGTATGCGTATTGCTCGTATCAAGATGGAAGTGATAAGGATCTAATAACGATCCTTAAACCCTCAAAACATTCCTCTATTTCAGAGGAATGGGAAAAAGCCCTGGCCACAGCACGGCAGGAGCTTTTCAAGGACGCTGACGTTTAAAGCGTCCTGATCATAAACGGGCGAGATGCCCACATAGGCTGAGATGGAGTCAAGGCCCTTTCTTCCTTTCGGAAGATCGGGCCTTTTTTATTTTTCAGAAACAGGTTGTTTTTGAGTTCAAGAAATGGAGGAAGCTATGGTAGCACAACGTGATTTTCAATCAAACGCACGGACGGCAGAGTCATTCCGCTGTAATAAATGCAATACACGACGGGGAATTAACAGGTGGTCATAATGAAAGGTGGAAAAATGAAGCTAACCAAGAAATTAGAGTATATACAAAGTAAATACTTTTCCGATTGGCTTAATACTCGCCACGAAGTAGAGAATGAGTTTTCTGAAAAGAACAAGGTGTTTTGTCTTTGCGGTAAATTGGCTACCGGACTACACGAAAAAAATTGTAGAAAATTTAATGACGCTATAACAAAAGAAGCTGTTAAAAGATTAGAACATTTAATTTTGCCACAGAAAAACCCAACCCCACAACAGGAAAACTAAGATGAAACTAATCGGTATAACAAGGAGGAGAATAAAATGACACAGACACAGAAATCCGAGAAAATTGCAATAGATACAAGTCCAATACCAAAGACAACTCTGTACAGACGGTTTTCTTTATCGGATAGGAAACCGTTGTGTCCTCTCTATAGAGGTGATGATGTTGACGATGCCTGTAATCAGGCAGATAAAATAGGTGTTACAGCTATTAAAACAGCTGTAGGCTCATTGGTTAAACTACACGGGCAGTGGTATTTTTTATAGGAGGGTGAAAATGATGAATAAAGGATACAAGGGGCTTGAAGTGTACAGCCCAACGGATAAGTTTGTGAAATTTGCAAAAAAGCGATATAAAAACCTGTCCTACCGGAAATATGACAACGGGATAATAGAGAGGTTATATATTCCTAACTACAAGTTGGGTGATTATACGGGCATAATAGGGATGTCTGCAAGGTTTAAAGGTAGCTTAATTTAAAGAACTAAAAGGAGGTAGTATTGAAAAAAGGGAGGCTTCGCCTCCCGCAAAAGCCGCTTCCCCGGTAGGGTAAAAATTGGGGACAGTCTCTTGACCAGGCGCAACCTGCAGCAGCGCAAGGGAAGGAAAAAATGAAAAAAGAAGAGAAAGAGGATAAAATGAAATATATTATAACAGCAAGAGGTGGAGGCAAAACTACGGAGATTATAAAGGAGGTTAAGAAGTTTAAAGGGTATTTGCTTGTTCATAATGAAACTGAAAGGGTAAGGTTAATAAATTTATACCCTGATTTAAGAGATAAGATATTTTCCTGGCATAGTTTACCAGGTTGTCTTATGGGTAAAGAGAGAAGAAAAGTATTTATGGATAATGCAGATTATTTTATCAGTGAACAAATTGGGTGTTGTTGTGAGTTGGGAGGTATAAGTTTAAATTTGCCGGAAGAAAAACCCAACCCCACGAAAAGAAAATTAAGATGAAACTAATCGATATAACAAGGAGGACATAACGATGACACAAGAAGAATTCAAATCTAATTTGACATCCGCCGATTTATTTTGTAGTCTCTCTAAATCCGACGAACAGGATTATTGGATCGGATATATGAGAGGATTACGGAAACATTATCACGGCGATAATTTTGGGACAGAGGCAGAGCACAAGATGTGGTTATCATTGTATGATGCGGAAAACGATATAACCAGAAAAATGAGGGGCTACGGATATAAATCTGGATATGCGGGGGACAATATCCAGGAGGCAATAAAGAAAATACAATGGGTCAGGGAGTGGCTATGTCTGGGAAAAGACTCCGAGAAAACAGACAGGACTTTTTTTCATAGACAGAGTGGTTGGTAAGAAACTAGGAATTTTAACAGAGAGAAGGAGGTTTACGATGACAAAGGAGAAACGGGGAATCAGGGTAGTTTGCAGAGCATGTGGAGGGGAGCATGTGCGTCGGGATGCCGACGCAATATGGAATGTGGAGAAACAACAGTGGGAGTTAGGAGAGGTCTACTACAATGCAACCTGTGATGATTGTGGAGGAGAGACCAGTCTAGCAGGGGTTAGAATTGAAACTGGAAAGGAGGTTGAGGGGCAATTGTATCCTGTACACCCAACCAGTGTTACTTTTGAGTTATATTATGCTCTCCAGGAACTTAAAAGGGCCGTGGAGACCCTGGATGCGCCTCTCAGACGGTCATTTGACCATCTCCTGGATGCGGCAGAAAGGGCCTTTGGTAAGGCTATCGCCATGGCTACAGAACATAACGACAGAACGTAACGTATGAATAAGAGTAAGAAAGATGTTGTTAATTTGCAACACATGGCGCTCGCCGTATGTCGAGCACGAGGGCATGTTATGACTCGTTTCAGGTGGCATAAGAAAAAAGTAGGTGCACGTGGGCGCTGGGTATACAAAACCATTTCGAGATGCCGTCGGTGTGGAGCGGTTCTAATGATTGGGGCGGTGGGAAATCTGTCTTTTGTAAATGAGATTGATGGGAATGCGGTTCGGGCGTTTTGTCCTGGAGGAGAAATTGGAGACCTTCTAGGCATCCCTCGTTTACGCTGGCAGATTAAAAATCCCCATGCGTCTTTAGCAAATGCTTTCATAGAGGCTGGAAAAGTTAAAGTAAATCTTTAAGAAAAGGAAATTTTTTGTTTAATATCAATGGTAACAGTAGGAATTTGAGAGGTTCAAAAAATGGGTATTGTTATAAATCAATAAGTTACAGGCGTCAAAGAGGGTCCCCCCCCTCCCCCTGTAAATGTTCCTCATTTGGGGAATATGGAGGTGTGGTAAATTTACCACACTCCTGGAGAATGGCTTAGATAGCCTTTTATATATATATTATATAAAAATATATATTAAGTATAATAGGGGTAGGATAGGGTAGGATATAAGGGGATGATAGGGGCCCTTTTCAACGCCCCGAAGTCTTTGATATTTAACAATACCCATTTTTCGAGAGCTCCAAAAACCTACTGTTACTATTGATTTATAAGAGAAAATTTCAAAATTGTTTTTGGGCCTTTTGAAAATCATTTTCAATTAGACAGGGCATTTTGCCCGACAGGACTGACAAAAAATGTCAGTCAGGGAGCTTGTTGAGGTAGATGACAAATTTTGTCATTTAGCAGATGCTTAATGACTTCATGAAGGGAAGTGGGATAGCTTATCGGTTTCCTAAAATAACTGAGAAAGGAGGTATCATAAAATGACGAACAAAAATGAAAAGGCACTTTGGGAAGCGATTAAAGTGCTGTTAGAAAGTGCTAAACCTTTGGAAAAATCGTTTATTAAGGAGGGAATACACTACGGGATGTTTGGGATATACGGTTATCAGCTTGATTTGCTTCAGGAGCTACTGAAGGAGGAAGAGATAGAAAAAGAGCTAAGTTGAATCCCCGGTTGTGGATGTCATTAATGAGTCGTTTGGGGCGTTTGTGGGGCGTTTGTGAGGCGTTTATATTTCCAGAGAGAAGAAAAGCTAGTTGAACCACCGGTTGCGGAAATTAACTGGTTATTGGTAATGGTCTTGATTGAGATTGCATTGCTCACCTTGAAGATATGCAGGTGAATTTTCGGATAGCAATAATGGAAAAGGAGGCTGTCAACTGTAGTGACATAAATTGTCAACTTTACAAGATTTGTCACCCCGAATTGGTGGGTTGACAAAATGTGGTTGGGGAAAAGCAAATGAAATCAGAGGCTTAGAAAGTTGTCGGGATGTGGCACGAAACTTGCTTGATTTACGAAAAGAAATGTCTCTAATGTCCCTAAAATGTCTCTTTAAGAAAGGAGGTAATAAAAATGCCAGATAAGGTGCTAAAAATGCCGGATATGCCAGATACGATAAACAAAGCATATAAAATGTATAATGATTGGCTTATAAACAAAGAACGGGCCTGGCAGACCTATAAAAGTCGGCCTGCAGGCACAGACTGGATTACCTGTCCGGTGTGCCATCAGGGAAAATTCGGGGGGCTGTTTTATCATTCCTGCACGAATCCGGGGTGCATATTGTGGAATGACTTTGCGATGGGGCACTGTCGTATGTGTGGACGAAGAAGGGTGGAGTGTTGTTGCTAGAAGTCTGAAAGCTTGTCGAATCTAATAGAATTATGAGAAAGGAGGTGGACGGGCGCATGAAAAAGAACATAAAGAAGAAAAAGATTTTCTGGTTGGATTTACCGAATCCATTTGACAAGGATAAAGACTCCTGGATAAATGTCGGGAAATACACTACACGTCAGGAGGCTATAAAGACACTAAATAGCTGGTTTGGTGGGGAGATCGAGGATATCTTTGACAATGTCTATGATATCTTTATTACCGAGGGTGAGGAATAAGGGGAATATCGAAGAGGCCGTAAAGGAGGAAAGTGAAGGGTGAACAGGCAAGAGCAAACAAGAGCGAAGCAGAGACAAAAGGCACAAAAGGTAAATTTCACTCCTGCGATGGATGCCCTTATTTTTAAACTCTATCGGGAGAACATCGCACGGCAAGGTCTCGTCAAGAAAACGGCTCTAGCCTTCGGTGTGCCGCGACATGTAATCTCCAGACGTGCCGCAGCGATCGGCGCATATACCCCGCTGAAAAAAGAACCGGCATGGGATGAAAAGGAACTAAGCATCCTGGAACATAATGCGCAACTGTCCGTGGAGGTCATTAAGAAAAAATTGAGTGCGGCTGGCTATCAAAGAAGCATTGCGGGAATACACCTAAAGAGAAAGAGGATGAGATTTCTGAAGAATATGGATGGCATGTCGGCCATGACAGTAGCGGAATTTTTCGGAGTGGATTCGCACTGGGTTACGAATAAGATCAAACAAGGATTGCTCAAGGCGGAAAAAAGAGGAACGGGACGCACGGAAAAACAGGGCGGGGACATCTATTTTATCAAAGAAAAGGATTTGAGGCGCTTCATCGTCAACAATCCTGAAATCATCGATTTGCGGAAAGTCGAAAAATTCTACTTTATTGAACTTCTGGCAAACGGAGGTATGCATTGAGGATAAAGGAGAAGGGAAATGGAGGTGTTATAAAATGAGCGTGGAATATTGAGTAAAATGGGATATAAGTATCCTCGCAGACTCTCCACAGCAAGCGGCAGAGAAAACACTGAGGATCCAACAGGATCCTGAATCGGTAGCAACGATATTTGATGTCGAAGACCCGGAAACAGGAAAAATATATCGGATTAATGTGGAATGGAAAAGAAAATAACTAAAATGAGATGTAATAAAGATTCAGAGAAGCTGCCATCGGTAAAAAATCGTCAGCACCGTCAGCAGAGTTGCTATGTCTGCGGAAAGGCCATAAAGGGAGCCGGGCAATATGTAGGACAGGGCCTCTGGCGACATAAAAGCAAGTGTCGCCCAGGGAGCGATGCCTGGTTGAGGAGTTCCGTGAGTAAGCATTCACGGCTATCACGGGAGTTGAGAATATTGTTTATTAAGGTAAAGAAAGAAGAAAAAGGAAAATAGATGATAGAAATGAGAGAAGATATCAAAGATGCACTTGACAGATATGTTACTTATCATATCTCCCCAGGAGGTTTCCTCAAGGCGGTTTTGTCAAATGATTTGATGGGTGCAATAGGACGGGCAGATTATGAGAATCGGCAAGACTTTCTTGATATATGTGCGTATGTCTACGATAATGTGCCATCGATATGTCATGGCAGCCCAGAAAGCGTTGAGGCATGGCTGGCCAGAAGAAATACGCCTGAAATGGATGAATCGAAAGAAGCCATAACGTCTGATAATCGTCAGAAATTGGATGATAATCGTCAGAAATTGATTGCGGATGCAAAAGAAACCATTCGGGTGCTACTGGATATCCCTGAGAAGAACATCGATAAAATCGATGGAACTCTGGGAGTACTTTTCAGTCAGGGTGTGGAGATGGGGATGTGCAAAATGAAAAAAGTACTGGCTAACAAGGTATGGAGATAGGAATGTGCAAAAAAAGGAGAACTAAAAAATGAGAAAACGCATTGAACCAACGGATGCTAGTGATTTGAACGGGGTTATTACGGATTACCGGATTTCCGAGCAGAAGACAATTCCGATTCAAGTACTGGTGGATATGCACAAAGGGATGACGTTTGTGGCTTTGCAGGCTGCCCTAGGAATATGTGAGATTGGGGATGTGGTAGAATGCTGGGTAACGATACCGAATTCAGATCATCCAGAAGTGTGTGAGTTTTGGAATAAACAGGTGGAAGCAATACGCCAAGGGAAGCTTGAACGGGGAATGACAACAAAATACAGATGTATCCGCCCTCAAAGTATGTTGAACAGGATGTGCCCCTTTGCGAAAGGTAGCAAAGCCAAATGAAAGGGCTGATTGATGATAAAGGAATCATTCAACTTCGTGTAGCGGATGGGACAATGTTCGAGGCATTCTTAGGTAAGAATCCCTCATGGAAACTTGTAGAGATTGAAGCCTGCCCGTTGTGTAATGGACATGGATGGGTTATAACTCGTAAGGAGAAGGGCTGTAATGACAATCAGAAATAATGGTAGGCAGGGCTTGAAGGAGGACTGATTAACTATGAAACTTGAACTCGCTATGTTGTGGCCCTGGAGATCAACTTACCAGTGCTCTCGGTGCAAGGGCCGTATTGATCCGCTTGGGGAGACTCCCGTATGGAAGGATGTCGAGATGGAACCGGGGGTTGCGCTTCTTTGTGATGCTTGTAAGAGATATCTCGAACTGCTTGAGCAGACGCTTGACCATCGAGAATGGGTGCATCGAGAATGGATGTGGAAGATGCACACCAAAAATAATTAGATGAGGAGAGAAAGACTAAAAATGAGAGAATTAACGTTTCGGGCGTGGAACAGAGTTACAAAGTCTATGTGGTGGTTTGATGTCAGATGGGGAATGAAATATGGGATAGGACAAGGATACATTGGTATGCTACCAGTAGGAGAGGAGTATAAAAGAGACTTTTATGGAGATAACAGACAGTCGATTGATCCTTCGGAATGCGATCTTATGCAATTCACCGGGTTGACTGACCGGTTTCGGAGGGAGATTTGGGAGGGAGATATTGTTTCTATAAATGAAAAAATAAACTGCGAGGTTAGATTTGAAAGGGGAGCATTTCGTTTTCTCCACAAGGGTAAATATGATTTTACAGGTCTTGATGATAATATAAAGGTTATCGGCAACATTTACGAAAATCCCGAGATACGCCAAAAGGCGTTTTCCAAATGATTGAAATTCGCTATAAACCCACAGGAGAAATACTCGAACAAGGAGACTGGCGGTTGGATAATATTTATGTGTCGATTAATTTACCTCATCGTCTTATTTTGTGGACTCAGGATGAGAATGACAATGGGATGCTTGAGGATTTTATAGATGACCGACCGGTTGACTTAGAGGTTAAGGACTAAAAAAATGAAAGAATTAAAGTTTAGAGCGTGGGACATAAGCCAATTTAGAAATATGAATGCGCACCACTATCAAGATGCCATATGCTGCGGGACATGTCAATATTGTGGTTTGATACCTTTTCAGGAATTGCCAGATGTACTTTGTTTAAAGTTCCAGACTGCAGTGTATATGGACAAAGTGTGTGATTCATGGGAAAGACAGGTGGAATATGCGTGATATCCATCCTTGCGATGATTGCCCCTCGATTAAGGTATGTGAGGTATCGGGCCTGGAATGTCAGGCTTTCCGATTGTTTGTAACGTATGAAGTGTGGTCGCCAAAATACCGTGGGGTTGGATTCTTACCGCCGCCATGTTTGGACTGTTCTCAAAAAGAGTGGAGTTGCGAGAATGGCTGCAGGTTGCAGATCACAGGAAGGGTTGATAATCCAGGTCGGACGTTACTGCCCTGCCCCTTCATTAAAAACCATGTTGAAGGAAAAATTTGCAAAATGTGTGGTAATACGGATGTTATTGAAAAATAACGATTGGCCAGATTTGACATCGCTTGAAGAGGGTGTTATGATAAGGGCATTCCGAAGGAGGTTTTAGGCGTGATTTCTCGTCGTTCATTTTTAAAAGATATTCTTTTGTGCTGTTCGGCTCCAGCAATTATAAGAATCGAAAGGCTGATGCCTGTAAAGCCGCTTGTGCCTGTTTCAGCCTTTCTGCCGGTTTTGGCGGATTCCCGATCTATATCATATCCTTTCAGCAGACGGGCACTAAACTTGGGCACTTCTGATAATCCTGTAAAACTCACTAAAGATAATGTTCTGGAATATCTGGTTGAATACGACAGACAGGCACTAAAGATAATGCTCTGGAATAACTATCTGGTTGAATACGACAATTTTTTAATGGAAGCGGGTCTTGGAGGTTAAATTGAAAAATTTTGATGTTTCGCTGGAAGAAAGCAAGAAGGCTGACTTTGGATACGCAGTTCGCTTACCGAATGGACGGCTTGTGAACGCAGGTTTAAAGGATATTTTACTCTGCTTGCTTTTAGAGAGGTTGCAGCCAACGATTGAATTTAATGAAGATTGCCTGACAAAGTGTGCAAAGCTGTTAAAACTATAATCGGTATGGTTTCACAGGATGAAAAGAATGATTAAACTCCTTGGATACTTGATGATGACCCAAACTGAGCTTGACTTGCTGGTTACACAGGCCAAACTGGAGGGGATCAATGAGTTGATGCTTAAAGCAACTCAATCCTCGTGGATGACACCACAAGATTCGACCAACCTTGCAACGTGGGTGCATCCGGCGCATCTGGAAAAAGGACACTAATTGAAATCGCAAAGGCAATGGCTGAACAATGGGGGTGAATATAACAGTAGAAAGGATTTTTTATGTCAATTGATCAAGTTTTCCTTCTATTTTGGCTATTCGCATTGGGTTTAATGCCGTTATGGATTTCAATTTATTTTTTATTATTTATGCACAACGCAGCAAATGAGGCGCACAGGGCAAGGAAACTAAAATGAAAAAGAAAATGGGTTTATACCGTGTCGCTTCGATGCGGTTGTTAGATGTTCCTTTGTTCATTGCCTTTATTTTGCTTTGTTTCAGTTGTTTGAGGGCCATAGTCTTTCTGTATAGCAATGGCTTGGGTCACTAGGGGAAAACTTAAATGAAAGATAAACATAACTTAAATGAAAGGTAAACGTGCCAGAGCGCTTCGGCGGGCTGCCAGAGAGGAATTTAATCGGTTACACAGGGTTGTTGCAACCTATCAAGACGAGAGAAAGTATGTTGTGGATAGAAAGGGCACTATTTATAATGATCTCGGGGCATTAAGAGCATTATACCAGAAGGTTAAAAAGATAAAAGTGCCAAAAAAGCGGGACGCATAATGCACGGTGCATTGAAATTGAAGACAGGTTCCGGGTGCAGAAAAATTAGATAACACGTTAGATAAATTAGATACCAGATTAGATATTAAGCAGAGAAAGGAGCTCTTATGAAAGCTGTCTTAGTTAAATTCAGGGATGGCAAATATGGCGTAAGAAGAGAGGTTTTAATTAGAGGTGTTCACTTTAAACGCTGCTATGAATTTCAAGACCTTGTCGATTCATCCCGTTTTTGGGAGATGGGTTCATCGTACTTTCTTACTAATTGTAGAGGTACACGAGAAAGAGCAGAGTATGTACTTCAAATACTTCAAACTCAATGTGATTTTGGAGAGGAGGTGACAAAATGAAAGTAAGACTAAATTTACCACCACAGACGTTCCAGCCGATTGCGATAACCCTTGAATCGTATTTCGAGGCAGTCGTAATGTGGCATTATTTACACCAATCGATAAGAAGTTCTCAAGATGATTGCACATCGCCTGTTGTAAATGAATTTTATGCCAAGGATCGAAAACAAATGTTTGAGGCGTTTGATAAGGTATTCAGCCCCCGGAGGACAGAAAATTGAGAGAGGCAAAGGAGATTTTGGCCAGATGACCGAACGCTACGACAACTCCATGTTAGCCTGCTTCCTTGAGCAGTGCCCACGGAAATATTTCTTCGAATATGAGCACCAGCTTGTAAGTCCGAAGTCCCAGGCGGCTCCGACATTTGGCAGGGGAATCCATCGGGCAGGAGACGTGTTTTTCACCGGCGGAACAGTTGATGAGGCTATTGCGGCTTTCAAGTCCCTCGTGCCGACTGATCTCGATGAAGAGAAACGCACTCTTGAAAATGCCGAGGCCATAATTCGAGGTTATTACAAAGAATACAACGGCAGTATTTCTCCTTTCACTGAAGTCCTTGGCGTTGAGAAAGGATTGCTTGTTGACTTTGGGGACTTCGAGTTTTTTGGGCTGCTTGATAAAGTGGTAAACTGGGCATATGGCATAACCGCCCTTGACCATAAAACTACTTCATTGTATCTGAGTAACTATGGTAAAACCGTACAGCCAAAGCATCAATATACCGGGTATATTTACCTGTTGAGAGAACTTTACGAGAATGCCTGGGGCCTCGTTGTAGATGCGATTCACGTAGGGAAGAAGCTCAAGTCGGGCTGGCGTACGGAATACACGAGATTTTTGACTACACGAGGGGAATGGGAAATAGACGAATGGAAGAAGTGGGTTAGGGCCTCCGTGAAAGGGATTCGTCAAGCACGGGAATCAAATGAGTGGCTCATGTTCACTAATGAATGTACGGCATTCAATTCGGCATGCCCGTATAAACCCTTATGTGAAGTACCGTATCAAAGTCTTGAGGAGACACTGGCTTATGCAAAACAGAGTGGGGATTACTTTGTAAGGGTGTGGGAACCGTGGAAGGAGGTAATGAAGAAGAAAGCATGAAACCCTCAATTATTCTGTTAATTTTCGCCCTTGTGTTGTCGTTATTGCTCAACGCTGTCCTGTATGGGATTGTGCAGTGGGATAAGGGATATCAGGTATGTGTGAATCAGAAGGCCTACCATGCGGTAGATGAGATCGGCAAGAAAGGGGGAGGTGAAGTAAAGTGATAAAAGGTATTTTTGGTGGGTTTAGTAAATCTAAAGAACAAGACGTGTATTTAAGGTTGATAGAATACAAAAATCACATTGACTTAGAAGCAGTCGATATAAATGGAGATCGACTACCTTTAGGGAGCTTGTTGAGTATATATCCTAATGGAGAAATTGGGTTATATCACAGTATAAATCCCGATTTTGGCCTGTCTTTGGATCCTGAAGGTAAGTTACCAATGAAGAGGAGGGAGTGAAGGCAATGCTGATGACGATAAATGAAGGGAGGCTAAAGTTCAGAAGAGATGGAGGAGAAATGAACACAAAAGACGTGCTTGCCCGGCATGAAGCTTGGCTCAATAACAGCCCAGGAGGGAAACGTGCTGATTTGCGTGGGGCTAACCTGGACTGGGCCGACCTACACGATGTTAATTTGCGTGAGGCTGACCTGGCTAATGCCTCCCTGCGTAATGCCTATCTCCACGCCGCTAACTTGCACAGGGCTAATCTGCGTAATGTTTGCCTACGTGGGGCTAATCTGAGTAAGGCCGATCTGAGTAATGCTGACTTGCATGATGCTAATCTGAATGTAGCTAATCTGAGCAATGCAGACCTGAGTAATACTAATCTGAGCAAGGTTGATCTATGTGGGGCCAATTTGAACGAAGCTAATTTGTACCAGGCCGACCTGAATAATGCTAATTTAAGTAGGGCTGATTTGAGTGGGGCCGGCTTGTGGAAGGCCGATTTGAGCAATGCTGACTTGAGTGATGCTAATTTAAGTGATGCCGACTTGAGTAATGTTAGTTTGAGCAATGCTAACCTGCGCAATGCTGACTTGAGTAGGGTCGATTTGTGTGATGCTGACTTGAGCAATGCTAATCTGAGCAATGCCAATCTAAGCAAGGCCGACTTAAACAAAGCCGATCTGTGTGGAGCAGACCTGAGCAATGCTAATCTGCATCAGGCCAACCTATATGATGCTTACCTAAGTGGGGCTAACCTGCATGGTGTCAAGGGATTATTAGACCCTCTTACAAAAACGGAGGAAGGCATACATGAAAAGTGCCGTTGATATCGAAGTGACTCAAAACATCAAGGTTTTAGTGCTGGGAGCTCCCTTCACGGGTAAAACCACCGCCCTTCGTACACTTCCTGGACAGGGATATGTGTTTGATTTTGATGGCAAGGTACAACCTCTTACGGGTTGCAGTAACATCATGATCGACACCTATACCGACATCGACATCAAAGCTCCTCTTGCTTTCAGGCAGGCTCAGAATACAGTTGAGCAGATGATTGTAAACACCAAAAAGTCCGGTTATGTATGGTTCTCAGACACAAAGACCCCCGAATGGAAAATTGATTGGATTGCTCTTGACAGTACAACTGAGTTACTCAAGCTTATTATGAACCAGGTTTTATTCTTGCATGGAAAACCCGGAACGATCCCCCAGGTCGGAGACATGGGAAATAACGATTTCACTACACAGAGATATTCTTTCCAATACTTCATTGCGAGGTTGAAAAGTCTCCCGTGTACCTTAATCCTGAATTGCCACGAACGTACCGTTGAGAATGAGTCAGCCCAACTCAAGATGATGTTGCCGGATGTAGTGGGGAATCTCAAGACTGCCCTCGGGGGAATGTTTCAGTGCGCTTTTAGGAGTGGAACACGCCAGATGAAAGCGAATCAACCAAGTGAATATGTATGGTTGACTCAGAACACCGGGAGGTTGTATGCAGGACATGTTTTTGGGGATGCTCTGAATCAATATGAGCCACAGGACTTTGGGGCTGTGTTTGAGAAGATTCATAAATGGGCTGAGAAACAGGTGAAGACAGCAGCGGCAGTACAGTAAATAATAAATTGAAAGGAGGGAATAGGGAGCTCAATAGAATCTAGCAAATTTGGCAGCAAGGGAGGTGAAACAATGCCATCGTATGTGATTAAGCAATGCGACAAGACTCACAAGAAATGCGGCTCGTACTTTGATGCCGATCATGGAAAATACATCAAGGATATCAACAAGGCGACAACTTATCAAGTCAAGGACGAGGATTATCTTACACCTGGAGATAAATTTGTCAAGGTTACGGTAACAATAGAAGAAATTTAACAAGGCTCTAGAAGAAAGGAGGTAAATGGATACCCTGTATGATCGTTGTATTGATGTACTGTCACAGTATTGTATATACTTAATTCACCAAAAGCGGGTTTGTGGTGCAAAACTGGTAGGAAAAGCAATTGAGGCTGTTTTAAACTCAACGGCAGAATCGAAACCGAAACCTGGTAGATGTGAAGTTGAAGAAAAAGCTCTTCCACCTCCTGTAAGACCACAGGATGGGGGGTATAATAAGGTAAAAAGACGGATATTTTTTCTTTAATAACAACGCTTGAAGAAAGAAAGGAGTCAGAGATGCCAAAGAAAGTTCCAACAGGGAAAGAAGCCAAAAAAATCAAGAAAGGA